ACGCATCCTTTCTTATCCTAGTACTGCCATCAATATTGTGATAACAAATATGATGAGCACAAACCATTCCTGCTTGCTCATGCCTTACCTCCTTTCTTCCGATAAGCACGATACCTTCGGATAGCCTTTGCCAATCTGTGGTCTTTGCAAAAGCCATAATGATAAGCAAAAATTCGTGGCACCCAATAATAGTTTTTCTTTCTGCAAAGAATCTTCTCTGCTTGTCGTAGTCTCATTTCTTACCTCCTTTCTTGTCGAATTTATTGCCGACAACTTTTAGGTGCCTATTATGTAACATTCTCCCTAAAGTATTTGTTGGATAGAGAATGGGGAATTCAGTATTCACTAAACTAAAACTAGTGTTGCCTTGATTCCAAACTACTTCATAGATGCTACCTGTTTTACTTCTTAGCAAATCATGCTCGAAGATAGGAGTTCCGTCACAATCCTTTGCACCAGTAAATTGACAGAGGGTGTTAGTGTCAATCAAATATGAGTTTATTACGCCAAGTTCTTTATGGCTAGAAAAAACTTCGCTATTTCTGATAGTAGGGGAACAATCAACCCACGTTTCTGTTCTTACTCGTATTGCCTTGAAAATGATTTCGCTCATTTCTTACCTCCTTCCTCTATTACGCCTATCGGCTTGATGTCGTGTACGGTCTCATCCTCGGTAAAGAAAGATACCTTCATGCTATCGCTCACGTAGCCCATGGCAATCACGTTCTCCTTGGAGTCCTTGATGATGCAAATATCGCCCCTTACCTCGTTCTGAGTCTTCAAGTACTTCACTGCGGCATCCTTCACCGCCAGTGGATTCATTTCCTTTGTAATCGTCTCCCCTGACTGAGGGAAGACGAAATAGAATAACTGCTTGTTCATATCACTAATCTTTTAATCTTCATCAACTATCTTTTCCGTTATCAACAACTCATCAAACATAGTACTATCCTTGATTGAACAACACCATGATGATTCGTCCTTATCTTCCGTTACCTCATAGTAGTCGGGATATTCATCCTCGTAGAAGTCTAGGATATTATTTTCCACTTCTGCCATTTTCTCCTTTGCTGCTGTCTTGGTTGAATAAACTCCTACAACATCAACGCACGAATTGTCTTGAGAGTCCACGCCATGTTGCATTAATATGAATACTTTCTGCTTCTTCATGTTACTTGCCCTCCTTCTCTTCTACATCAAATGAAACACTATCCAACTCGCCATTCTCCAAACAACCCAAATCATACAAACGTCTTGCGGCATTCTCTGCGTCTTCGGATGATGATGCGTCCAACGAAACCTTGTAGGTAATTTTCTCTACGATTTCTACTACATACTTCTTCATAATTTAACCCTTTCTTTTAAAAATTAATACTAGGGGGCGGATGGTACATTGCAACCATCTGTATCGGCTTGGCTACCGCATTCGCCCTATAATCAGCAACAAATTCTATTTTATCTTCTCTAGACAAGTGCTCTTGCTTACAAGCATTCCATTCGTGAGGTAATAGCTTTCACGGAAAGGTGTCTGCTTGGTGCTGATAGTCGGTGCAGTCCAAGAAGTTCTCTTGATCCTCATAGAAACGTGCTGCGCTCTTCAGTTCGTGAAGGCTGGCTTTGGCGTAGTCCTTTGCCGGATTCACTTGTCTGAGGTTCTCGCAAGTTCTACAGTACTCTATGAAGTCCACAAGGGCTTCTTTGTCCTTACTATCATCCTGCATGCCTGCTGCCATGATAGGTAGGGCAACTATCGTTGCCACTACCAAAACTAACTTAATGCTCTTCTTCATGTTCTTATCTCTTTTCTAGTTTAATACTCACTACGTATGGTAGTGTATGCTGAGGCTTGTTGTCCTCGTAATGATATTCAAAACCTAACACAATAATACTTGATGGTTCGTTGTCCGTGATGGTCTCTTCTATCATCTTCTTGCTTATCTGCTCCGTGCGCTGCACATGGAACAAGCCCGAACCTGCTTCGTGTCTCTGTGCCAAAGCTATCAACCCATTGTCTGGATTGAAGAACAAATACTTGTCCCCAGTGAAAACTACGTCAACTCTGTTTCGTGCAGTCTTTGTTGCTCTTATAACGTTCATTTTACTCGTCCTCCATATCTTTAGCCGCTCTAATCTGATAGCCTGCTACGGCTCCAAACAAAACGCATAAAACAAAAATCGTAATGTCCATAACTTAACCCTTTCTATATCTTATTTCGTTTACTGCTGACTGAACCAAAAGGCTTGAAGTCTCGGTTGGCTCGTCTATAATATCAACATAAGTGACTTCCTTCGTCTCGTTGTTCATAAACTCCACATAGTCGGGATTTAGACGTTTGTACACTACGTATTCAACTCCGTTGATTTTCGTGGTAATGGTGTCATGGTCTTCTCTGAGATAGTCGCTTATCTCGTTGATTAGACTCCAATACTCTTTCAAAGCTAAAATTTTCTTCATTTTCGTTCCTTTCTTTTAATTGTTATACTTGTGCGGTCTCACGGCTTGAACGTGATGTGCTCCTCTATTCGCTGACCGCTGCGGATTTTTACTTCTTGCCAAAATTGAAGATTCTGACGAACTTGTAGAACGTTTCTCTATCGAAAGTTTCTTCGTTGTTACAAAGGTGGTAGAGGTCTTCCCAAATGAGCTCCTTGCACTCTCTGTTGCACTCTCTGTAGGTCTCCTGCATCTGTGCTGCGGTCTCGTTGCCGCATTCAAGCCAATACATGAATATGGCTCCTAAACTCTCATGCTCGTTGTACTCGTCATAGTACTTCTTCTGCTGCTCGTAAGTCTTGTTCTTTCTCATAATCGTATCTATTTAAATGTTCATATACTCTTTGTTGGTGTGATAGGCGTTGAAGTAAACTTTACGCTTTTTCTTGATGTCTTTATTTTTTCTTAAATCTAAGCCATGTAACTTATATATGCGATTTCTGTACGTATAGTAAATACGTTCTATTTTATTAACTCTGTCGATAATTTTGTCGTAATCAGCTCTAGTAATGGTGCTTTTGTCAAAGTCACGCATTAAATACTCTGTCATACGAGTTTGCTGCTTATTTAAAATCTCTAATGATTTCTTTCTCATAATCTTGTAGTATTGTGGTGGGGATTGCTCCCCACCTAGTTGGTTACTATTCTTCTTCCTCTTCTTCTTCCTCGTCCTCATCGTCATAAGGTCGTGAAGTATCTACCTCGCCATCATAGCCCAAATAAATATCCTCGTCCTCTGCGATAAGTTCAAGATAATCGGCTAACTCATTTGTGCCGATAAATCTGTAAAGTCCGTCCAATAGAGCATTGTCGCCTAACGCTTCACGCAAGTTGTCAAATGCGCTGCATACTTCCTTGAAGTCTCTTTTTACTGCCATTGTCTCTTCTTTTTAATCGTTATACTAATCTCGTTATCTTAATTCTGTAGATAACCTCACAATCCTTGCTTGAAGACTCCTTACGCTTCTCGTATTGAGTGTATGTGTTATCGTACATGTCCTTGAAACGTCCTACATATCTGTAGCCAACGTCCTTCATGTTCCCCTTGATGCGCTTTGCGACCTCATCATCAACACGAGTTGCTTGGATTGGAAACGTTACAACTCTGTCGGAACGTTTTACTACCTTGAAAGACTCTATAATGTTATCTGTAGCCATAACTCTTAACTTTAATAGTTCAACTTTGCCTTAATCTCATTGAACTCCTTTAATCGCTTGTGCGTTATAGGAATATCATTGTGACTTGAAATAGTTTCCTCTAGAAGGATTATTCTATCGTTAATAGCTGATGTGATATTGTATATCTCATCACTTGTAAGTGTTATTGTCTTTTCCATAAGCCTTATTTTAATTTTGTTATTGTTACGAAGTAGGTAACTTCACGTTCCTCGGTTGAATACTCTTTAGACACGTACGCATACTTGTTGTAATAGCGTCCTTGTGTATCTTTAAAGCGTCCTACGTACTTGTAGCCAACTTCCTTGTTAGCTTGTTTTGCAAGTTTTAATACTTTCTCGCTAACCACTTTGGAGAAACCTTCACGCTCAAATGTATCTCCGTTTGTTTGTCTGATAACGCTATACGTGTTTACCAAATATTTTCCCATAATCTTTCTCTGTTTAATCGTTAATACCTTGATTACACTTGCTTGGGCTTTTACGCAGTCTGCAAGTATAGTAATCGTAATCTTGTGAGATTGGGGAGAAGTGGTAAACGTGATGTTTACACCCTCCGCAAATCTGTTCTTCTGTTATTGTAATCATACCATTACTCCTTCCACCAATCGGAAACGTCACTTCTCTTAAGATGTCTCATTTCCAAAAACTCTTTGAGGGTGCTGCAATAGGTATTCATCGAATAGCAATCACCCTTCAATATAACATGTACTTCCTTAGTCATAGTTGAATTGTTTGACGTGGGGAGGGGCGCAGCCCCGTGGGGGCGTTGCCCCCTTATCTCCCCACACCTTGTTACATACTCATTTCATACACCCAGCATTTGCCATCGCTCCCCCAAGCAAATGTCTCAGCCCCTAGTCTTGTCTCGAACTGCCCAATAACTTTTGGCTCCTTATCGGGGTCAATGTATTCTCTAACTACTATATACTTCTTCATAATTGTTACTGATTAAATTAAACTTAAAGCAGGTGTACGTCTGCGCCCAACGTTCACAAGCTATATGTGACCTAGCTCCCTCACTTAACGTTCGTGGGTCAACGTGTTTCGATATTTCTCTAGTCTAACACGACTAGCGTTTTTCCATCTTGCGTGATGAGTGTTTGAGACTTCTTTGTCTTTGCCTTTTTAACGACCAAAAATGCTAAACGGAACTGACGTTGTTCGCTACGCTTTGTTATAGCAGTTTATTCTGCTGCCTTTTCCCCGACTAATCTGTACTTTTATAGAGGTAGTTAAACGTGAAGTGCTAAACGTGCCATCGTTCCTCTTGAAACCAAACTAACTTGATTTCGAGTGCAAAGATAAAGCAAAACTTTATTTCTGCCAAATTTTAAAGCAAGAAATGCTTTATTTTTAACGCTTCTTAATATAGTGATACTGTATTTTTACAGAAATTAAATATAGATATGCTTATTTTTATGTAACTTTGTACCCAAAAATAAAGCAACGTTTAATTTTATGGTAAAGATATACTTAAAGGAAATTTTAAAGGAGAAGGGCAAGACTTCAAAGGAGTTTGCCGAAGAGATGGGTGTAACCGCTGCGGCTATTAGCAATATCGTGACTGGTCGCAACTATCCTACGTATGATTTGTTAGAGAAGATGGCGGACAAACTAGGGGTCAAGATGTCCACTCTTCTAGGTGAAGAACCTTTGAGGGTCGTTGATACCTCGAAGGAGTTTGCAGCGTTCGTGCGCTACAAGGGCATCCACTATACGGCTGATACCCTTGATGAGTTCTTCAAGCAGGTGGACGAGTTGAGGGCTATCGCAAGATAATGGCTCCAAGAGGGAGGGCGCAAGCCCCCTAGGGCATGGGGAGGGGCGTAGCCCCGTGGGGGCGCTGCCCCCTTATCTCCCCACACCCCTTCACTCCCCCCACCTTGCCAACCTCACCCAATAGAGAGAGAAGCACACACACCATGGGAACCACGCAACACCTATGCAAGGCAAGCCCTAAGCCTTGATGATACACGAAGCATGTCCAAACCGCATCTAGAAGCCTTCATCCTAGATGAGCGATAAATCCTGCACGAAACCGCCAATACCCCGAAAAAAACCATAAATCGGCTCTAGATGGGCTTAAAATGGCTCTTATATGGCTCAAAACTCTCGAATTTGAGGAGAATCCCGAACATTTGCCCGAAAATCGCAAAAATCGGCAGAAATGGGAGGAGTTCGCTTTGAAATCACCTGCAAACCTATCAAGAGCAGCGTTAAATCTTCTTAATGACTTCCTTATGCGTACGTGCGTACCTATTAATGCAAGACGAAAAATCAGCCTAAATCGACCCAACTATGAAGAATACGAAATAATATTACACTCGGCTTGTGTTTCCACTTTGGATCGATTGAGACTCAAATCCTCATTATCAAGCGGTTACGTTTTAAGGGTGTTTTGTACTTTTGTTTACAAAATGGGCAGTTTTGAAGGGCATGAGGTAAATGGTTTCGTAGATGTTTGCGCCTCGACTAACACTTTGACGGGTTGGAGTGGTAAAAATCCTTGAATGGAAACACGGCAAAACGAACCTCCAAATATTATATATTTGCCCCCACAAACGAAAATATCAAGATTATGAGCGAAATATTGACAAGATTACCAAAGGATTTGACCTCTTCCAAACTGCTTGGAGAGCGCAAAGAGTGGGTCATGGGTGCTGCATCCTTGGCACTTGGTGTTGGCTCCTCCATCTTTGGTGCTAACAAGGCTAAGAAGGCGGCTAGACGAGCACAAGCCGAGAATCAGTACAGGACCAACGCTGAAAAGGCTTGGTACGACAAGAATTACAATACCGATTACCTTGACACCAAGGCAGGGCAAAACCTTATGAGAAGAGCGCAGGAGGTGCAGGATGAGTACGTCCGCAAGGCTGATGGAGCCGCAGCGGTTGGCGGTGGAACTGCTGCAAGCGTGGCAATGGCGAAGGAAGCGGCTAACAAGGCTATGGGCGACACGATAGCCAACGTGGCAGCGCAGGACACGGCACGCAAGCAGCATGTGGAGGATGCTCATCTTGCCAACACGCAGCAGTTGTCACGAGAACGTCAGCAAATCGAGCAGCAGAAGGCGCAGGCAACGAGCGATGCAGCCCAAAATGCGTCAAATGCCCTCTTCAATTTCGGTGTGAACCAATTGGGGTCACAACTCGAAGGGGCTAAGTCACAAGGTAGCAGTAAGTTAGGCAGTTCGGCAAGTGGAGTTGATAACGATAATGTAACACAAACCCCTAAAGTCAACCCAACTGGAGTGGCATACGAAGCCCAATACGGCAAGGGAGCCGTGGCAGACCCTATCCCTGCTGGCTACAACGAGGTGGGACAGCATTATGACCCTCTAGACCTAGCCACGGGAGCCAAGAAGAGGTTGAAGGGGTAGCAGCCCAAGGGAGAAGGTACGGGCGAGGACGAGGACGGCAAGGCAAGGGCAGGCGAGGCGTAGAGGACACCCCAAGCCCCCCACCCCCTTTGACCACCGTTGCAAATTATAGTAGATAAATACATAAATAAAAATCCCGCCCCCACCCCCTTTTTCTGGATTTCGGTTTTCCGATTTTCCCCACCCCTGAATTTTCGGGAAGTGTTAATGAAGTTAAACATTAAAACAAAATAGATATGACATTTGAAGAAGCAAAGAAGATATTGAAGAAAGAAGGTTTCTGTTTTAAGGAAGCTACTACTAAAACTTCTAGTGTTAGTGAATCGTTTACCGAATACGAGAATCCTGAAATTTGTGAAGCCATGCAGGTTGTTAGTTCTGCCGGTTATCTTCTCATGATGGAAGTCAGTCGCTTTAATGAGCGCAAAGCTAGATTGGCGAAGGAGCTAGCAGAGCATAGCAATGCGCCTGTTCCTGGCAAAGAGGAAGGAAAGGAAGGAAACCCTGCCCTTGCAGAATCAGCCTCCCAGTTCAATGATGCCTTGTTGGATGAGCAGGCAAAGAAGATTGCAGAGCTTACCAAGGAGAAATCAAATCTGGAGAATCAGATTACGGTTTTGAATGCTTGTAAAAAGCACAACGATAAAATTGACCGAAAACAGATTAAGGGTCTCGGCAAGGAGATTGCCCGACTGAACGGCATCATTCACAAAAAGAACTTGAAGATTGAGGAGCTACGAAAGGAAAGTTCTAGACACCTAAGAGGAAAGATAAAGATGTTCGGCGAGAATGTGGATTTGGAGCAGATGTTAAAGGACAAGAACGCTGTTCTGTCTGACGTTGCAGAGGAACTTCGCCTTTCTAAGATTCGTGAGAAGAATCTGGTTGAGGTAAGCCAGAAGTACATGAAGGAGAATGAGGGGTTGAAGGAGAAGTTGAAGACTATCAATAAGAATCGTCACAACGAACGTATATACAAGAAGCAACTAGACGAAAAAAATGAAGTTATTGATGAGTTGAAGAAGAAAATTGCAGACAAGGTTGTTGACAAGATTGATGCTCAGGCTTTGAAGAGTGCCGAGAGTGCTCTCGCTTATAAAGAGAAGGTGATTGCAGAAAAGGACGAGGAGATTAGAGCTTTGAAGTTGCAAATTAGCGCATTGGAGAAACGTGGTAACGGCATCGACTGGAAGCGCAACGCTGAGGCTATCAAGTTGTATGTTAGCCGTGCTTCTCGTGAGCGTCTTTGGAATCCTATCAATCAAGACATTTGCAACGAGCAAGAACTGAGCTTCATCATCAATCATGGAGGTAAGCGTGTGAAGTATGCGCTTCGTTTCGATGGTACCGATATTGTCTATGAGTGCTCTGACCCAGACAAGAAGCCTCGCATTCCTACACCAGAAATTAGCGTGGAAGAACTGATGAAACTTCAAGAAAAGGATTGTGTTGATAATGCAGAGGAAGGCAAAGACCTTTCTGGCGTAATTGTGTTGTGCGGCAAGGATGTTGTTGATGCACTAAAGAAAGTAAAAGACGTATGGCAGGAGTAAACAATCAAGATACACAGCAGCCGAAGAGGGCACCCATTACTATTGGTGGGTATCCACAGGCGGCTTTGGACATGATGCGAGCCAGACATCCCGACTATGATCAGGTGATGGGTGGCGGCAATCAGGTGATGCAGGGTGCTCCACAGGGCGGCATTCCAGCGGTGGCTAGCGTGAACGTCTTTCAGCAGGGCGGTAATGCCATGGGAAAGTTTCAGCCTCAGCCATTGCAGACAGGGGCGGCTCCAGTAACGGATTTTACCCAGATGCCGAAGCAGGAAGAGTTCGTTCCGCAGGGAAGCGGCTATCAGACGGCACAGAGCAAGCAGGCTCCAGAATTTGAGGCAGACCCTTCACAGAGGGATGGCGGATTCTTCGGGTGGCTTGGCAAGCTGATTCCCAAGAACAGACCGGGCATGAGAGAGGGCGAGACTCCTGATGAGTATGACCGCCGAATGACTACCAACAGGGAGAATATCGCAGCCTTCGCCGATGCCATCCGCCACATGGCTAACATCGTTAACACTTCCAAGGGTGCGCCTCTTCAGCAGTTCAATGACCCTACAGCCATGATGGAACAGGGGTATCAGAACCGAAAGGCGCAGAGACAGAGAGAAGCGGCGGCGGCTTCTGATGCGGCTTACAAGCAGGCGGAGTTCGATTTGGAGAACCGAAAGGCGCAGGCTGACAAGGTATATAAGGAGTATCTGATGGGGCTTCGTGGTGAGAATGCGCAGCTTGCAAAGGATAAGTTCGACTACCGCAGGGATAAGGATGCGGCTTCTGCTCAGAGACAGGCGGAGCAGGATAAGCAGAAGCAGGATAACTGGGAAAGACAGTTCAAGTTCAGAGAGCAGCAGGCGGCTATCTCCAATGGTCTCAGACAGCAGTCTATCAACAAGCGTGGAAGCGGACGATCAGGCGGAGGCAGCGGAAGAGGCAGTGGCGGTTCTGCCGGCGGATATTCGCTCTATAACCCTGAAACTGGACAGACTGAGTATTTCAAGAACGAAAAGAGCTGGATTTCCAGAGCAGCCGAACTAGGCTATAAGACAGATACGCCTTCTTCAAGTACTACAAGTCAGGAAGTTTACTCTAGGGGTGGTATCAAGAAGGTATCGAATACCACAAGAGGCAACTCTATTGCTGCCCAGATTGGTAAGCAGACTGCACAGAAGAAGGCGGCTGCCAAAGCTGCTGCCCAGAAGAAAGCTGCTCCAAAGGGTTCTGGCGGAGGCAAGCCTACACAAAAGTCGAAGAACGGCTATAAGAATACAAAGAAACTTGGTTTATAAACATTAATATATAATATATGGCTGGAGATAAATTTGACCAACTTTATAACGCCTTGAAAGCCGATGGCGCAGTTACAGGAACGAGAGAACATTTCAGACAGTTCGTGTATGCGCCTGGCAAGCAGGGCTATCATAACAGAAAGCAGCTCTATGATGCGCTTCACGCCGATGGTGCTGTTTCCAGTAAATCGTATGAGGAGTTTGCGCAGCGACTCGGACTTCATGCAGTAAATCCGAATCCGAAGCCTCAGCAGCAGAAACCTCTTACTATGAAGCAGAGAGCGCAGGAGGTGGCGGCGCAGTACCAGCAGACAAAGCCTTTGAAGCAGCCGAAATATCAGCAGACAAAGCCTCTGGCTCAGAATAAGCCTCAGCAGCCTAGTACGGCAACTGCTTCTGGTACAGACTATATGAAGAACTGGCAGTTGATGCACATGCGCAACGACCAGATGAATCCGATGCAGCAGGCTCAGGCTAGTAATGCGCGCGCACGCATGCAAAGAGCACAAGAGCAGGCTGCACGTCAGGAACAGCAGAGAGCTACCCCTATCAGCAGAAGCAGAATAACCCCTACTGCCAAGAACTTCAACGAGACGATGCAGCAGCTTTCTACTCCAGAGGCTAGACAGGCTAGAGCCAAGCAGCAGCGAGAGGATGATGCTAGAGCATTCGCAAAGTATGAGGTGGAGGGTAACAGGTTCTTAAGGAATGACGGACATGCCAAAGGTATTTTGGGTAATGATCTGCTCGAACTTGTTGATTCTTCCATGAATGAGGCACAGGAATTGACACGTCAGCAGTATCAGCAGAACCTTGACAAGATGGGCGGTATCTATGCACCTCAGTCGGTAAAGGAACAGGCTTTCCGTGATGCACAGACTCAGGAGCAGGTGAACCGTCAGAACGTTCTGATGAACAATCTCAGCAGCAAAATCAACGAGATTTACTCGCAGAAGGGAATGCAACGCCATATTGCCGAGAGCGCAGAGAAACTGAACATGGGCGTTGAGGAATACGTGGACAAATACGTTACTCCAGAGATTATGAACTATGCTCAGAAGGCTTTGACGATGCGTAATCAGGAGGAGATCATGCCTCATGGTGCGCTTGACTATATTGCCAAGAACCTCAGTAACTCTATTATCGGTATGGTGTTGGCTCCTTCCGTGATGTCTAGAGATACAAGACAGAGATTGCAGGAAGGTATCGCTATTACTGATGGTGATGCGGAAATTCAAAAGGTTGCAGGACACAAGGATGAAACCTATCGCTCGGGCATCGGTACGAGATTCGCTTCTACAGCCGTCAATATGGCTGCTGACTCTGGTCCGCTTGCCGTAATTGGTGCCGGCGCAAGTGCTGCCGTGAATACTGGAACCCGAATTTTGACTAACGGACTGGTGAAGGCTGGTGTGATGAAGGCAGCTCAGAAACTTACCGCACAGCAGATGGCTTTCAAGGTGGCTAACATGACAACCGCACAGAAGATTATGTCGGGCTTGGGTACTAGAACGGCTACAAGTTCGCTGAATCTTGCAGGATATTCGGGCGTTACTGCCGCATTGAGTCAGGCTTCAACTGGTGATGATACTTCTTTGCAGGCTATCGGTGAGGCTGGTCTGAAAGGCGCAGGACACGGTGCGGTTACTGGTGCCATGTTCGGAGTATCGGGTGCTATCATGGCTCCTTGGGTATCAAAGTTCGGTATCACTGGTTTGGAGAAGAGCACAGGCGAGAAATTGCTGCATGGCACACAGAAGCTTGGTGCTACGGCTGCTGGTCTTGGCGTTGAGGCTGGAACCATGATGGTTGCCGACAACGTGACTGGCGATAAGGATATTTCTTTCGGCACTTGGCTGGAAGACGTGGTAATGGTTGGTGCTTTCAAGGCTGGCGAGCCTAGCAACTTCGTGAAGATGGGTAACATTCTGCATCATCTTACTCATAATAGCGGTGGTAATTTCGTGATTGGAAAGAATGCCAACGGCTCCCCTATTGCCGTGGATATTCGTCTGACTCCTGACGAGAAGAACGAGCTGATTTCCTCTGTATCGGGCAAGAACCTGATGGATGCTTTTGTGGATATTGATGCAAAAAGTAAGAGTGTTCGTGACAAGAAAGGAAATCTAACATTAGATAAGCATATTGCAGAATCTTTATATAAAGACTTCATGGCAGACCCAGAGGTTTCTCAGAGCACCAAGGAGAAGGTGAATGCAGCCATGGGACTGTTCAATACCACAAGGGGCAAAAGCTACCGAAGCGTGAACGACGTGAAGAACAAACAGATTCTTGAATACACCAAGAACGGAACACTTCTTACACGTACCTCTTATAAGAATGCCGATGAACGCCGTGCCATCCTTTACAAGCAGAAGCTTTATCGTGACAACGATGATATGCTCTCGCTGATTGGATATTCCAAGATGAAGGATATGCAGCTGACTGATGAGGACGGAAATGTTACCAGTCTGGCACTTGGCTTCCTCCGTGATAACGGCTATGACACAAGCAAGGATGTTACAGACCCGATAAACGCCCAGCTGATTAATGACTTGCGCAACCCGAAGAGCGCACTCTATCTTGATTGGGAGAAGCATGTGGACATGTTCGGATTGTATGGCGAACTGAAATCAGAGAACACAGAGGTTGCTGGTGGTTTCAGAAACGCATTACAGGTGATAATCGACGGCACCGGGAAAAAATATGTTGATATTGACAAAATAATGCAAAAGGACCCGATGAAGCGTACCGACCAGGAGAATAAAATCTTCTATGGTGTGAAGCGAGCACTGGAAGATGAACTTTTCCCTAGCGGAAGACCACATGAAGACCAGTCTGCAAGCCAAGGTAAGGCGGCGGCTGAGGATAATAACCTTGGTACCGAGCAGCCGAACGGCGAAGTGGTATTGGATGAATTGAGAAATCTTCGCAACGCAGAGCAAGCTCTTGATGCTGCCATGGAAGGAAACGATGTCTTCAAGCAGGTGTTTGAGAAATTGCACCAGCAGGGCTTGACACCGGCACAGATTTACGATGCACTCATTCAGAATGGATTGACCCAAGAAGAGTTGACCCCACTTGCCCAATATATCAATGCGAACGCTAGAGTGCAGGGTATGCAGCAGGCTACTGCTGATGCCATAGAGGAAAACGTGAAGGAGTTTACTTCTGATTGGAGCTATCACGGAACGCTGAACGGTCAGCAGATGGACGGCGAGCAGGCTCTGTATGTACAGGACAGCAACAGCAGAACCCTTCTTGTGGGTTCGGGTGATGTTGCATTCGACCAGACTACTGGCAAGGCGAAGGAAGGTAGCGGTGATATGCTTGTCTGTCTGGACCCTAATACCAAGGAATTGGTTTACGTGAAGGCAGATGAGGTTACTCTGTTCCAGAATCAGCCTATCGACCAGTTTGCTGCTGAGTATCGTCAGAGATTGCAGATGAAGAACTCTGAGCCTTACAATCAGGCGGCACAGGAACAGGCGATGCAGGATGCTGCCAAGCCTCAGCAGGAGCAGGAGGCACCACAAGATAATACCACAAAATCGGAAGATAGTACCACAAAAAAGGGTGATTTAACAAAAGATAATACCACTTTAACAAAAGTTGATGCCACATCTGGCAAAGATAATACCACAAATGAGGACTTAGCGCCACAAGAGCAGCCTCAACCTAGCAGAAAGTTTGCCGATGGTTCCGATGTTCCTATGGCTACGGACAGTAAGGGAAGACCTACGCCAGACTATGCTAGTATGACTCCTGAGCAGAGTGCGGAGATTCTTACTGAGGATTTCGGAGAGAATGCTGAGAAGGTGGTGGACGGACAGATTAAGAAAGCTGAGAATGCTTTGAAGGATGCCGAGAAGATGAAGGTGGACTATACCGCCGAGCCTAACGACATCATGGAGCAGGAGGCTTTGAAGAACCAGACCATTGAAGCTGCCAAGAAGCAGTTGGACCACGCTCAGAATATCAAGAAGGCTATGACTGCCAAGAAGGTTGCCGAGACTGTGGGTAGTACCGAACAGACAGAGGGCGCACATGAAGCTGGCAGTGTGGCTGCACAGAAGTTTGCGAATGCGCCACGACTTGTGGGAAACAAGCGCACAAGAATGCTGCCTGACGGAGAAACCAAGATTAAGGGGCACTATGAGATTGTTCCGGCTGAAAGTCTTACTCCTTCTCATGATGTAAATAATGGCTATAAGAAATCAGAGGGTTTCCCTACCGATGCTGAGGGCAGAACCGTGAATGATCGTGACTATGAACACGATAAGGAGGCTCAGCAGAATACCGACCAGATTGCCAGAAAGTATAATGGCATGGCTATCGAGCAGGTGCCAGTGGTATCTGACGAGGGTATCGTTTATGATGGCAACGGTAGAACCATGGCAGGACAGAAGGCGGCAAAGGAAGGCACGGACGGAGAATACATCAACGACCTTCTGGAGAATGCCGAGAACTTCGGCTTTACCAGAGAGCAGATTGAGCAGAGCGGTATCAAGCATCCTCGCCTGGTAATGGTTACGGATGAGAGATTGCCATACGATGCGGCTACCTTCGCCAAGTTCAACCGCAACGAGAAGAAGACTCAGAGCAACACAGAGCAGGCGGTGGCTAAGTCTAAGACCTTGACTTCTGACGAGATAGGTGCTATCGTTGCCGAGATTGATGGAAATGGTTCTCTTGATGCTTTCTTTAACAATTCCAAGGCAATAAACGACCTTATTAAGACGTTAGTAAGCAAAGGCATCATCGGACAGAACGAGGTGGCACAGATGATGGAAAGCCCTGAGCGACTTTCAGCACAGGGCAGGGAGTTCGTGAAGAACCTTCTCTTGGGTTCCATCTTCAAGCCTGAGACTATCAGAATGCTGGGCATCGACTCTACGGTGAAGAATAAGGCTATCAACGCTATCCGCTCGGTGATGGACAACATGAAACTGGGCGAGTTCTCTCTTCGTGACGAGATAGATCAGGCTATCCAGTTGCTCTATGAGGCAAGACAGGGTGGCAATAAGGTTGATACGCTGCTGAGAACATCGGACATGTATGGTGAGGATGCAGCTAAGCGTTACCCTTCTATCTCTCAGATGATGGCTTTAGCCTTGGAGGGCAAGGTATCTGATTTCAGAGATTTGCTTGATGAGTACAACCGCATTGCTGCCGCTAGGAACACTGGCGAGGGCAGTATCTTTGAGGCTGCTCCTACCAAGGAAGAGTTATTAAAAGAATTTTTGGACTTTAAGAAATGGCAAGATTATGGAACAGGACATTCAGAAAATGAAGGAGGCAATGATGTTTCAGGCGATGAAAAACCTCAACAGGAAGCATCAGGAGGAAATGAACCTGCAGAAACAGGAGAAGAACCAGACGACTTAGTAAACAAGGAACTCATAAAGCGCATTACCGAGACTGACGAGGAATTTGAGGTTGAAGGTAAGTATGGCACCATTTATAAGAAGAAGTATCTGATTGATGGTGACAAGGAGGTGATGAAAGTGGATGAGCCAAACAAGGACGGCGATTACACCGGTTCATACTATGAGTTTGATGGCAAGAAGTATGGAGATTTGAATGAGGTTGTAGAGCATATTGACGATAAGAATGATGAAGGCGGTCTTCCACTCCTTCCTAATGAAGAGAAGCCAGACCCTAAGTTTAACCCGATTGAGGCGGCTGCCGCTGAGTTTAAGAAGGAGCATCCTCTGACCGAGGAGGAGATCATGAAGGCTGACGTTGATGATGTGGTGAAGGGTATGGCTCTAGACTATCTGAACGGAGAGGTGATAGACGATTTGCACCGTGCCATCTACGAAAGCATCTTTGTTAAGACCAGAGACAAGGTTAAGACTAACGAATCTGTTCCAGCCGAGGAACAAAGTGTTTCATCGGGTGAAACTGATAGTTCCATCGTGAGAAACGAAAATAAGCCTCAGAATAATGAGGTGAAGAATGACGTAAAGACGGCGGACGATGCAGCAGTGGCTGTTTCCAACAAGAAGGTCAATGACCTTTGGAAAGAACTCATGAATGCCGGCAAGGATGAATTGTCTGCCTCATTCATTGGTCTTAACTCTAAGCAGTTGGAGTTGTTGCCTAAGCTTGTTGGTGCCATGGCTGAAAATGCTTATCTGAGAATCAAGAGAGGCATGCACAATCTTGAAGACGTGGTGAAGGAAATGCGCAAGGAGTTTGCGCCTGCTGCCAAGGTTTTCAAGAAGGAAGACGTGGATGCTATCTATGAGCAGATGATGAATATCCGCTATCGTGACGGCGAACAGCGTATGAGCTTGAAGGAATGGGCTGACTACTACGAGAAAACTTCACCTAAGCATCAGGAGAATCTGGTGGGTGACTCCAAGAGTGCCGAGGAAAGAAAGCAGGCTGAGAAAAAGTTTATTGATGCCGTGAACATAAAGTTGGGTTTCAAGCATAAGTTTAACGGTATTGTTGAGCTGAGAAAGATAGCTGAGAGAGTTGGTTTGAAGGATATTAAGGACACAGATCTTCAGGAGCTTGCTGAGACTGCTATTGTTAATCGAGCAAGAGGTATCGCTTCTTCTGAATCAACCAATGATGCCGTGAAGTTTGAACGCATCAAGACGCTCTATGAGAATCAGCCTAGCCTCAACCAGCGTGATTCTGAGCGAGTGATGAAGCAGCAGTACTCTACCCCTGCCCCTTACGCTTTCCTTGCGGATATGTATGTGAAGGGCAACGGCAAGGTGATTGAGAGTGCTCTGGAGCCTAGTGCCGGCAACGGCATGCTTACCATCGGCTTGCCTATGGATAAGGTGCATGTGAACGATATTGATGCCCAGCGATTGGCGAACCTGAGAAGACAGGGCTTCAAGAATGTGACCAGCCAGGACGGAACCCAGCCTTTTGCAGACAAGGACGTTGACGTGGTGGTAACAAATCCACCATTCGGTAGTGCTACACCTAAGGAGTATGACGGCTACAAGATTTCTTCTCTTGAAGGACAGATGGCTATCAATGCCTTGGAGAGCATGAAGGACGATGGTCGTGCTGCCATTATCATCGGCGGCAAGACGGAATACGCCAAGAACGGAAGTCTGAATCCGAAGGATAAGGCTTTCCTTGGTTATCTCTATAGCCACTATAATGTGGAGGACGTGATTAATGTGGATGGTAGTCTCTACGCCAAGCAGGGAACCAGCTACCCAACACGTATTATTTTGATAAACGGAAGACGCTTGAACGAGAATGCCTTTCCACCAGTAAAGGATAAGGCTAGAGCCGAGACCGTGAAAGATTATGACGAACTTTATAAACGAATTGAAGATGATATACTACGAGGTGAACGGATGGATTCTTCCATCGGAGAAGAAGGAGGAAAAGTTAACGCAGGACCTGATAAACAAGGGGCTGCTGGTGCTCATGAAGAGGGAGTACGAGCAAGAGAACGAGGAGGAAGCGAACCAGATGGTAAGCGAGGGGCTGACGTATCTGACACATCTTCCGTATCAGGAACCCATGATGACTTGGACAATCAACGAGGAACCGAGCCAGGAAAAGATGGAGAACTTCCTGATGGAGATAGTAGAACAGACGGAACAGGGGCAGAGCCTACTCCAAGCAAAGAACCAACCGCTGGAGCCAATGACGGACGAGTATCTGGATCAGGAGGAGCTGGAGGGAATGACACTCAGCCAAGTTCTGATGAACCTGCCAGCACCGGGAGCGGAAGCGGACCACGGGGACAATTACAGCGGGTGGACAAATCCGTACGTGGACTAAGTACTGAGAAGGTTGCCTATGCGCCAAAGAGTGGAAACCCATTCACTTTGAAGGCGGTGATGCCTGCCGACCAGCAGGAGGCGGTAAACAAGAATCTTGAAAAGTTGGGCGATGCCGACCAGTTTCTTGTTGATGAACTGGGCTATAATGATAAGGATGATTTGTATTCTCATCTTGCCGCAGAGCAGGTTGATTCTGTAGCCCTTGCCTTGCAGCAGGCTAAGAAAGGCAACGCCTTTATTATCGGCGACATGACCGGTATCGGTAAGGGAAGACAGGCTGCTTCGCTTATCAGATACGCCAAGAAGCAGGGGCAGGTACCGGTGTATTTCACCAAGACAGCAGGATTGCTGAGTGATGTTTATCGTGACTTGGTGGATATTGGTAGCCCAGACCTAAGACCATTTGTATTCGGTAGTGCCAAGGAAGCTACCATTACAGACTCGGAGGGTAACGTGGTATTTGATTTGCCATCGAAGAGCGAGGTGAAGCGTGTGCTTGACTACATTGAAAAGAACGGTAAGCTGCCAGATGAATACGACTATGTATTGACTACTTACAGCCAAGTAAGCAATGGCGTATATGAGTTTGATGAGGACGGCAACCGCAAGGAGAGAAAGCTTGCAAAGGGTAAATCATTCGGTGCTGCTGCTCTGAGCGGACAGAAAAGACGTGATGCCATTGAGAAACTGATGGGTAACGCTTATCTTATCCTTGACGAAAGCCACACGGCTGGTGGCAATAGCGGTCAGGGAAACTATTTCCAACACATTATTCAGAAGGCTAAGAATGTTACCTTCTTCTCGGCTACCTTTGCCAAGAGACCAGACAATATGCCTATCTACGCTTTGCGTACTGCCATGAACGAGGGCGGTATGAAAGCATCCGACTTGATTGATGCGGTGAAGCGTGGTGGTGCTACCTTGCAGGAAATCATGAGCCAGACATTGACACAATGCGGTCAGATGATTCGCCGTGAGCGAGATATGACTGGCGTAACCATCGACTGGAAGGCGATTGATGATCCTGAGAGAGTGCAGGAGCAGCGAGAGCAGTATGACAGTATCATCGGTTTGTTTAATGATATTATCAATTTCCAAAAGAAATATGTTTCAAGTTACGTTGATGAGCGTAATATTGAATTGGCAGACATCCAATCTACTATGGATATCAAGAAGGGTACAGAATCTTTAGGTATCAAGAATCAGCCTTTCGCAAGCAAGGCGTTCAATACCGTTCAGCAGGTTCTTCTCTCGCTGAAAGCCAAATCTGCAGCAGAGCGTGCCATCGACTATTTGAAGCAGGGCATGAAGCCTGTTATTGCGTTGAACAATACCAATGAATCGCAGACTGGCAACCTTGCACTTGGCGAGGAAATGGACGCACCAGACTTGGGTACTTCCTTGAAGAAGGGTCTGGAGGGTACACTTCGCTATACTCAGAAGGATGCCAAGGACAATAGCGAAAGCGGTTATTTCAAGCTTGAAGATTTGGGCGAAGAGGCTGTTGAGGCTTATCACGAATTGGAGAAGAAGATTGAGCAGACAAGTACAGGTCTTTCTCTCTCTCCTATTGATGTTATCAAGAACGAGTTGCAGAAGGCAGGCTATAAGGTTGGCGAGTTGACCGGAAGACAGACTGAGTTCGTGTATAACGAAAACGGAACTGTTACCAAGGTGAAGCGTACTGATACCGACAAGAAGAAACTGGCAAGAGAGTTTAATGACGGTCAGATTGATGCGCTTATTCTGAATAAGAGTGCTGCCACTGGTATCTCTCTTCATGCTTCGAGCAAGTATAAGGACCAGAGAAAGCGTGTGATGATTGTGGCTCAGCAGCAGCTTGACGTGAATGATGAGGTTCAGATGCGTGGACGTGTCGATCGAACAGGACAGGTATTAAGAGCAGCATACGAGTATGTGGTTTCCCTGATTCCTGCCGAGCAGCGATTGCTGATGATGTTCAAGGCTAAGTTGAAGTCACTTGATGCCAATACTACTTCTTCACAGAAGAGCAAGTTCAACGAAATGGACGTTGCCGATATTACCAACAAGTATGGTGACAGGGTGGTTCGTGAGTATATGGCAGAGCATCTTGACCTTTATTCCAGAATGGCAGACCCATTCGGATGGGAAAATAGCTACGGCGATGATTTGTCCAGAATCGACCCGCAGAGCCTTGTGGCAAGTGGCGGAAGTGTTGGCGATGGTGAGGCTGGTGCCGATGCAAGCAAGTTGCTTGGACGTATGGCATTGCTGAAGGTTGCTGAGCAGGAGAAGATGTTGCAGGAAATTGGCGAGCTTTACGCCAACGAGATTCAGCGTCTCAACGAAATGGGTGAGAATGACTTGGAGATTACCGAGCTGCCACTGAAGGCTAAGACTATCCGTAAGGAGGTTTGGAAGCAGGGTTCTGAGCCGGGCGGCGACAACGCCTTTGCCGATAACACCTATATAGAAAAGGTGAACATGGCTATCTTGAAGAAACCTATGAAGGCTGCTGAGGTAAAGGCTTCGCAGGAAGGCTTGACTGGCGGCAAGACTTGGGAGGAATACAAGACCGAGAAGAAGGCTGCCGTGAAGGAATACTTCGACAAGAAGATTGCGGACGATACCCAAAAGTATGAGGAGCGTGCGGTGAAGGCTGCTACCAAGGCTAAGGAGAAGTATATCAAAGACGGCAAGAAGGGACAGGATAAATCGGGCATGACTGATGAGCAGATTGTGAAGAATGCAGGATTCCAGTATGATACTATCTACAATCAGGAGAAGGATAAGCTGAACGATGTGATTAAGAACCTGAATGCCAAGGCTGAAATGTTCAATCGTGTGCTTGATACCTTCGACACCAACAATGCTTTTGTTCTGCCTACGGACATGAATAAGCCTAACGAACTGAGCGGATTCGGCAACAGTTACGGAAGACTTATTGACATTAAGATTACGGATAACTTCTCGCCTAACGCCTCTACGGTTTCTTTCGCTACCTTGGATGGAAGACGAAAGATTACCTTCCCTATCGCTGGCAAGGTGGGTGCTGGTGACAACAAGGCTGATGTTATCAGTGCCATCGACAACATGACTAAGCGAGCTGCTGGCATGGAAGATAAGCATATCAAGGTGCTGAGCCAAGACTTTGACAGTTGGGATAGACTGACTAGCAACGAGAGCCGCAAGGATGGCTATATCGTGACCGGTAACCTGATGCAGGCTTTGGTTGACAGTAAGGATCAGGGCTTGGGCGGTCAGCTGGTGAAATATACTACTGATACTGGCGAGGTAAAGACTGGTATCTTGATGCCAGACCGATTCGACCCTAAGGGCTTGACTACGGATGCACCTATCAACAGCGTAGCAGAGAAGTTTGAGCTTTCATCTTGGCGTGGCGGTATTGACGAGGTTACTTCATCGGATGGTGAAGTAAAGGTGAAGCGCATAGACAACAATCGTGGCAACTTCTACGAGCTTCGTGTACCAAAGAGCAAGGCGAAGGGCGGCAAGTACTTTACTGATAAGGAACTGCTGGAAATGGTTGATGGGCATAATTTCGAGACCAGAGGTAACAATATGCTTGCTGAGTTCAAGCCTGAGCAGTTGAAGCCAGTACTGGATAGACTCTCGAAGATGGGCGTGAAGGTGCAGGAGGAGCGCAAGACTTCTGAGGATGAAGGCACCCACTTCCATGAGGACCGAGGCTTGCAGTATTCTAAAACAGATACAAAAGATGTTAAGAATAGTAGAATCATTCCCGAAGATGTAGATAAAGATGTATCTTCGCAGATTGAAAAGAAGTTTGATTCTGCCATTGAAGACATTGTAGAACATGCAGAAGACACAGATAAGTCTAGACTTATTAATGATGCAGACTATGCTGTTGATGAATTTTCTAATCTTGGCAGAAGCGTTATAGAATACTACAAGAATGATTATGAAAGAAAAGTCGAAAAGTTATCAGGACAGTCCATCGGAGGACATCTTGGTGGTAAGAATGACGGTAAGGGAAATAGAGGCTCTTATCTACTCCAATATTATAAGACCATTCTCGCCGTCGCTGACAGAGAACTTGCCTATAGAGACGCTAGAGCAAAGAATCTCAGAGAGACTTGGGGATTGCAACCAGGAGGAACGTTCACACTTGAAGCCGCTGAACGAATATTTAAAGAAACAAATAGAGATAAAGCAAAGGCTGAACTCTTCCAGAGAGTTCTCGATATAAACAAACGTCTCGGCGTTACTTTCAAGGTTAGCGAAGAGAGTTCCAAAAAGAGATCTGGTGCAGCAGACATCTATAGAAACATTGATTTGTATATTGATGGTCTGACAAAAACCAAGGCTCCAGACTACGCCGCACCTACTGTTATTCTGCATGAAATGATTCATGAGGCTACAATGGGTGCTATCAATCTCGTTAAGAAAGGTAAGGCTGAGGGCGTGCTAACTCCTAAGCAGATAGAGGGTGTTAAGACAATCCTCGAAATCTATGATAGGGTAAAGAATGATAAGGAACGCTTCAAGGAAGAACCTTATGGTCTGACTGATGCTTACGAGTTGACTGCTCAGATGGCAGACTCCAGACAGAGAAAGGCGATGGACCTGTCTATCTGGGATAAAGTTTTGAATGCCGCACATGAATTTGCAAGAAAAGGCGACCGTTCTATCTTGCAAAGAGTTAAGGATGCTATCAAAAAACTCTTTGAGGTTTCTGATAAGGATAAGATGGATAAGGCTATCAACGACATCATGGATGATTTCAATGAAACCATTGATGATATTTCCATGAATGAGATTGAAGGCGAGGGCTTTGCCTATAAGGTTACAGACAAGGACGAGCTGGACCGCCTCAACAAGGAGAAGACTTTCAGAATGTATAGCGGAATGCAGGAGGTGGATGGTAAGCTCTACTCCCCTATGGCTGCTATCATTGACGGAAAGCGTACCGATGCAACAGAGATTGGGGCTTGGATGGGCGCAGACGAGCGACCAGACCTTGTAAAGAACGGCAAGTTTACCCTTGTGAAGACTGACAAGAATAAGGGTGTTGGCGAGGGCGATGTGCCTGCTGCCTACAATCCCTATATGCACACTTCTACTTCTATGATGAACGACCAGTTTACCGGTGCTTACGCTAGAGGCAACATCAAGGTTGTGGAATGGGAGATTCCTGAAAGCGAGAAGACTAGCGGCTATCACGCTGAAGGTGCTAAGGATGCCGTGGGTCTTGTGCCATGGCACTCTGGTTCCGTGAACAGTCTTCTTCCGAAGGACAGACAGAGACAGGTGATGCTTTCACGCTGGAGAAAGGCGGTGAGAGTGGTTCCTGATTCAGAGGTGGCTGAGAGTATCGCAGAGCAGTTGAAGGGTACAGGCTTGGCTATCCCTTGGAATGTGGTTACTCCTAATCAGGTTAGGGAGTTGGCTAAGCTGGGCGTTCCTATCACTACCGTTGAATCGGGAAGACAGGCTCCTGAAACCAAGGAGAAGTTCTTGCAGCAGATGGCTGAACTGGAACAGGAGTTCCCTCAGGCTAAGTTCGTTGACGTGAAAATGACAAAGGATGCCTTCAAGGTATGGGGCAAGGACGGCGGCACCAAGTTCCGCACGGACCACGGTGATGGTAACTATCCTGCTTCATCGGTTGAGAGCCATGTGGAGAAGGTGGCTCAGAAGACTGGCGGCAAGGTGAAGATGGTTTCATCGGTTGATGAAATCACCAACAAGGCGGCTAGGGCTGCTATTGAGGATGGCAGAAAGATTACTGGCTGGTATGATGAGAAGACTGGCGAGGTGCATCTTTACATGCCTAATATCCACGATAGATATACTGCCGAGAAGACTATCTGGCATGAGGTGGTTGGACACAAGGGCATGAGAGAATTGTTTGGTGATAAACGATTCGACAAGTTCCTTCGTGATGTGTGGTATGACTTGGATAAGCCTGAGAATGCAGCTTTGAAGAAGCTGGTGGATGAGGAGAGAAAGTACAATCCTCTGAATATCTACGATGCCATTGAGGAAGGTATCGCCCGACTCGCCGAGGATGGCAAGGGTGAACCGGGCTTCTGGAATGGTATCAAGAATAAGGTATCTGATTTCCTTCATGAAATCGGTTATCGTATTGCTCCTAATACTAAAGATGTGAAGTACTTGCTCTGGTTGAGCAAGAACTTGCAGAAGAATCAGAATGATCCTTATTGGAAAATGAGAGCCGAGGCGGTGAAATACCGTCTCGACCATGACCGTATGCCTGCTGTCATGGCGCATGATGGCATGTTCTATGGCAACGACGGAAAGGCTAGAAGCATGGATAATCTTACCAAGGCTGAGTGGAATGAGGCTACAGATGGTGAGATTCACCTCCGCACTACCCCATCTGCTGCTACGGCACTTGACAGATACCACCGTTCGCTGGACGAGCACGGCTATATGTTCACCGAGAGCTATATGGACAATATGCTTTCATTGAAGAAATTGATGAATGCGATTGTGCCAGACAAGAAGATTGAGGATATTGCTTCTTCGGAGAATCCTTATATACTGCAGAACACCATGCAGGGTGCGATGAGCGATGCGGCTCAGATGTTTGAGCGCAACGTGATGAAGCCTCTGGATAAGGCGATGGCTGACGTGCTGGATTCCTTTGACGGAAAGAAGGATGATGAGAAGATAAGAAGCTTCAATCTCTACATGATTACCAAGCATGGCTTGGAGCGAAACAGAGTATTCTTTGTTCGTGACTTCCTGAAGAAGATGAGAAGGGACGAGAAGAAGAAGCAGGATGCCGACACGCTGGAGCAGAGTTGGTATAACGATAAGGAGTATCTGGACAATGAGCTGAGGGCTGGCAATATCGACCTGAAGGAGTACTACAGACAGATGGACGAGAACATCAGAAATTATTTTGATGCTGACTTTGAGGCTGGCGAGCATGACTATTCGGGTATTCACGCTATTCAGGAGGTAGCGAAATCTTCTGACCCTTACGATGATGCTGAGGCTATTCAGAGTGTGATGGATTCAGAAGCGAAGATGGAGGGTATCAAGAAGGGGTCTGTTAAGGACTATTGGGATAAGGTGAAGGCTGCTACCCAGTATTCTATTGACAGCGACTATAAGAATGGTATCATCAGCAGCGAACTCTACGGTCATGTGTCTAATATGTTCAACTGGTATGTGCCTTTGAGAAAGTATGATGAGGCTACGGCGGAAGATGTGTATGGTTATATCACGGAGGTGGGCGACCCTAAGAGCTACATCGGAAGCACGATCATGAGAGCGAGAGGACACAAATATCTGAGTGAGACGAACGTACTTGCGCAGATTGGTGCGATGGGCAACAGGGCTATCAAGAACGGCGGTATGAATGCCATCAGACAGGCGTTTGCGAGATTCGCGCGAAATAATTCAAACAATAATCTGATTACTGAAACGAGTGTATGGTATGAGAAGGACCCTATGACTGGTATCGTATATGAGCGTTATCCTGATATTCCTGAGGATGCTACTGCTGACGAAATCAACCAGATTGTTTCTGATTTCAACAAGGACATGAAGGCGAAGGCGTTGCAGAACTTGGCATCGAAGGTTTACCGCAGAGGCAGTATTGGTTATAAGTTCCAGAGAGCGGAGAACAAATCGCAGCACATCGTGGACGTGAAGATTGCCGGAAGGACCCATGCGTTCATTATCAACGGAAATCCTAGAGCGGCGCAGGCGTTGAATGGGTTGCTGGAGAACTCGGGTGCCAAGGGTATCATGAAGCCATTGAGTTCTATCTCAAGAATGATGGCACAGTTGTGTACATCTTATAACCCTGAGTTCGTGATGCGAAACATTATGCGTGATGCAGAGTTTGCATCGAGCAACGTGACTTCCAAGGAGGGTGCTAGATATGGTGCTCTGTGGGCGAAGTACTATGCGCAGTTGGGCTTGTATAAGGGTGCATCGAACATCAGCTTGAAGGATTTCAGCGGTTCTACAGGCTTGGGATTGTTTGCCAAGTATCGCAACGGTACGCTTGATATGAGCAACAAGGTTGAGCGATATTTCAAGGAGTTCATGGAGAACGGCGGCGAAACTGGCTGGGTTCAGATTAAAAACATGAATGACTGGACCAAGGAGTATAAGAAGGACGTTAGTACTGAGCGCAGCAAGCTTGGCAAGGGCGGTGCTGCCTTGCGTGACTTCTTCTTCGGTAATCTAGAGAATGTGAACGAGGTGGCTGAGAATATCGCCCGATTCGCTACCTACTGTACGAGTCGTGACAGTAACCGCTCTATCATCCGTTCGGTGTATGATGCGAAGGAGGTATCTACCAACTTCAATCGCCATGGTAGCGGTGATGCTATCAGCAGTTTCAAGAATGGTGAAATGACTGGTGCCAAGGCTGCCGAAAGATGGGTGTATGGTTTTACGGCTAGCTATCTGAGACACTGTTCTATGTTCTTTAATGCCGGTATTCAGAGTACGAACCTGCTTGTGAAGAACTTGAAGAATCATCCTGTGGGTACTTCTATCAACATGCTTGCCATTCCTTTTGCCCTTGGTGCGCTGGCTGCACTTGGTAACAACGTGCTGATTGCTAGTGAGGACGAGAAGGACAGAAAGGGAGTGAAGGACCCATACGGCGAGTTGCCTGACTACGTGAGAAGAAACAACCTCTGTATCTATAAGGGTAAGGGTGAGTTTGTAACGATTCCGCTTGCCATCGAGCTTAGAGCGTTCTATGGCTTGGGTGACTTGGCGGCTGGCTTGACTTTCTCGCCTAACGTGAGCGGACAGAAGAATCCTTACTTTGATGCCATGGGCTGCATGTCGCAGCTTGTGCCGGTGATGGACTATCTGGGTAACTCTTCGGCTGGCAAGGAGCCATTGAACGAGACGATCAAGGCGATTGCCCCTTCTGCCCTATCTCCTTTCGTGGAATGGGAGTTAAATACCGATTGGAAGGGTGCGCCGATTGAAAGACGTGGCGACTGGAATGAAGATGTTCCTGCTTGGCAGAGGGCTTACAAGGGTACGCCTGACGGCTATATGGCTTTGAATAAGTTTGTGAATGCGCAGACGAATGAGGTTGCCAAGGGTAATGAGGATATGCTTGGCAACAGTTTCCTGGATATGGTGACGAATCCGAGCATGCTGAATCATTATATCGGTGGTCTTGGCGGTGGTGCTGCTACCTTTACCGAGCGTGCCATTGGTGTTGTGAAGCATGGCAAAGATACGGAAACCAAGGATATTCCTTTCCTCCGTTCGTTGCTTTACACGCCAAGCGAGCAGAGCAGTTTGCAGCGAACCAAGAGCAAGTGGTATAACTACAAGGACGAAATGGAGAAGATGATTGCGAACGTGGATAGACTGAAATCGAAGAACGTTCCGATTGAGAAGAGAATCAGTAATTATTCTGATTACTACAGATTCCAGAACTCCAAGGATGCTGCCAAGGTTAGGGTGATTGAACTGGCTGAGAAGCAGATGAAGCAGTGGAAGAAGATGAGGGATAAATCTTCTGATACGGAATCCATTAATTTTGCCAATCAGAATATTGACAGAATCATGATGGAAGCGGTGGATGATTTGGATAAGTTGAATTAATATATAGAGAAAGGAGTGGGTACAAGGCTCACTCCTTTTTTATTTAGAAATCACTTGATTCATCAACAAAATAATGTGGTCCATAATATAATGTAACATATATATAATACTTTCCGCCTTTACTTTTTGATTTCCTTGTTAATAAAGTAACATCTGGTGAATCTACAACATTGTCTTGAACTGTTGAAAAAGAATAGCATTTATAGCCTTGATCGTTTTGCCATTGATAACAAAAATGATACTTCTTAATAAGCGTAAATCTCAACTGCTCTCTAAAGTTTTTAGCATTTGAAGATTCATTCACCGAGAAGTTCTTTTGAAATTCTGCATAGTAGAAATAAGAATATCCCTGACTGTACTGAAAATCAAAAAGACCTGCATTAAAGGTATAGGCACCTATATTTATGTCATAAACCTGCAATCCGTCACCATCTTCCAGTACGTTAAACTCTCCATATCTATCTTCAAGCGCACCTTTAACGGAAGAATATGTATCACCAAACTTTATCCCCAAAACAGAATCTTGTGAAAATCCATTTAGCGAGAATATAGCACTAATTATCAATAATAAAATCTTCTTCATACTAAATCTTTTGTTTTTAAGTGCAAAAGTAGGGATTTTTTCGGGAAATGGTGTTGGAATTTTATACTTTTTGCGTTGTTTAGACTTTTACTAAATAAATGAGTAGGAAATGACTCAGCATAAAATGCTGAGGAACAGTGGCTTGGAGGGCGAATTTTTTATTTTGAGCATAGTTAGGCAGGGTATCAACTTCTTTGTAACTTTGCACCAAGTTCAATAGTGGACGAAACGGATAAACTATTTTATTATGTCAGAATCTAAGACATACATCTTTGGTGAAAACCAAAACGGAGGTTCAAACGGAATGCTTGGACTCCTTGGTCCTCTGCTCCAGAAGCAGGGTGTTGATCCAAACGTGCTTCTCGCCATGAAGGGTAACAACGGAATGTGCGGTGAAGGCGGCTGGTTTATGTGGGTTATCTTCCTCTTCTTCCTTATGGGTTGGGGCGGCAATGGCTGGGGCGGCTTCGGCGGCAACGGTCGTGGCGGTATCGCTAACGAGATTAACAACGACTACGGTCGTAGCCTCTTGATGGATGCCATCGGCGGTAATCGTAACGCTCTCAGTAATCTCGCTACTCAGCTCAACTGTACTGAAGGTCAGATTCAGAATGCCATTTCTGCCTTGACTTCTCAGGTTCAGAACGTGGGTAATCAGGTGGGTATGAGCGGTATGCAGACCATCAATGCTTTGCAGCAGGGTAACATGCAGATTGCTCAGCAGATTGCTAACTGCTGCTGCGAGAACCGATTGGCTATCTGTCAGCAGACTGGCACCTTGCAGAATGCCATCAACAACGTGGCAGTAGGTCAGGAGCGTGCGGCTTCTTCCCTTGCCTATGCTACCAAGGACCAGTCTTGCGAGTTAAAAAATGCCATCAAGGAAAGCACTCTTACCATCGTCAACGGACAGAAGCAGCAGGAGATGCGTGAGATGCAGAACAAGATTGATTCTCTGCGTGAGGAGAACAGTACCTTCAAGTCTTCTGCTATGACTTCACAGATTGTTGGTCAGGCGGTGGCTCCTATCAATGCGGTATTGGCTGGCTTGCAGAACGAGGTGGCTAGCATCAAGTGCAAGTTGCCTGAGACGGTGACTACTCCTTACAGCCCTTTCACTGCGGTTCCTAACTGCGTGGCTTATCAGGCTGGTCTGTATGGACTGAATGCTGCCAACGGTGCAGGATTCTGGGGTTAAAGAAAGGAGGCTGCTATGTTATGGTTAAGACCTTTTACTTGGGTGAATCGTAACGGTTCGGCGGCTATCGCTTCTACAGGCGTGAAGGTGAATACTGCCAATGTGGTGTTCACCTTTAAAAACCACGCCTTCGTGAATGCCAACTACAGGGGAACGATTTTCGTGAATCTGATGCAGGCTATTCCGACTGGAACGACTGGTACGCTGCCTATCCTTTTCGAGACCAACGGCGCAACCCAAGCTGTAACCAAATTCAACGGTGATGCTTTGACGGTTGCAGACGTGCCGGGAACTGGAGTGGTCCAGCTCTGGTTTGAGAGAGACACTAACACCCTTCAACTTATGACGGGTATTGTTTAACAACAGAATAGATAATAGGAGATTACATTATGTTTCAAGGACTACGAACAAATTCTTTATTCTATGTGCTCGACAAGGGCGAGAACCCGAACTTGAAGATCGGTCAGGTTGTTTCGGTGAGCAACCCTCAGACGAAATACCCTACCTTTAACAACGGCTTCACGCCTCAGCCTATGGAAACTGTGGTTGATGTGAAGGTGAAGCTGAACGATGAGGAGGTGGATTTCAAGCAGCTACCTGCCAACGGACAGATAGCGAACGACAAGAATCTTGTTGTGAGCGACAACAAGGAAGCCATGAGTGCGGAGGTCGATACGATGCTGAGACAATCCAAGGCGATACTGGAGAGCGTAGATTACCACAAGAGGGTCGTTGATTCTTGTGAGGGAATGCTACTGCAGCTCAACCCCCAGATAGCCAAGGAGAAGGAACAGGCAGAGAAGATTTCCAAGCTGGAAGGCAAGGTTTCTGGCATGGAGGGCAAGCTTGACAGGATGATGGGATTGCTCGAACAGGTGGCAAGCAAGTAATCTCCTACCCTATCTATTCACTTTTAAAATCTTATGATATTATGGTAATGATTGAGATTACAGAAGACAAGTTTGATGGCTTGTATGAGAACGTGGAGAAGGGCTTGCGCTACTTGGATAAGGCAATGAACTGCCTGGGCGAAATGAAGCGTGATGGCAGACGTGACCGATACGGCGAGCGCAACCGCATGCCCGATTATAGAGGTCGTGGAGGCAGAAGTGGTATGCGAGAGCATGAGGAGTACGACGACATGCGCCAACGTGAAGACCGTGGACGTGATTACAGAAGTGATTACGGAGAAGATTACTAACTAGTTTGGGGTGTGCTCAAAAGTGGGCATACCCCTTTCTTAAATTGATTGAGATTATGGGAACAAAATACAGACAATCTTTGAACGCCTACGATTATCAGCCGGAAGAAATGAGGGCTTACCTGAGATACAACGGCTGGCACTTCAATAAGAAAATGTGCGAGTGGGCAGTGAAGCAGATGCGGAAGAACGGTAAGCCTATCCGCATGATGAGCAAGGATGATATTGAGGACATCTTGAAGAAGAACAATATCGTGCTGGAGAACAATGTGGGCTATGATGCGGTTTACATCGCACACATGTGCTTGGCTGATTTCTATGGCTCGTCTATCACGGAGGAGAAGCAGATGGCTCAGTTCATTAAGGACTACGTGGATGATGAGGATCAGCAGGATGGTTTCATTTTCAATAGGTTCTATGCTGATACATCGTTTAATGGTGTGGGCATTCCTTGGGAAGAAATTCTTTAGTGATTAATTATTAGTGATTATTGATTAGTTGAATGACTGAGCAGGAGATTTACTTGGAAAGGTATGACTGGACGGTACATGTGATGTGTGATGTTCGCTCTAAGGATGCCATGAAGGTTAGAAGGTATCTTCGGGATTTGGGATGCAACGGCATTCCTCTCGAAGATGCCTGTAATCTCGTGCTCGAAGGCGGAGCGAATAAAGGGATAACTTATTCCAATGTTGATATAAGAAAAACGGTGGTTGTGATTGGGTGGGCTAGTTCCAAGGCGGAGTATATGAATAGCCTCAGCCACGAAATGCTGCATGTGGTTCAGCATATTTCGGAGGTGTTTATGATAAATATGTATGGGGAGGAGGCTTGCTATTTGCTGGGTGGGTTGGTGCAGGCTTGCTGCAAAAGAAAAGGGTGAATCTTTCGACTCACCCTTCTTCTTTATCTATCTATATGGTTTACTCTCCATACTTAGGCTCCTCATACACCAAGTTATTCTCATCAACGTAAGCCTTGGCTTCTGAGTATGTATCAAACTCTACTGCGGTGGCATCTACTGCTGGGAATACCTCAGCATTGTCACCTTCCTCTGTGAGAGGGAACACCATCTTGGTTCCCTCATGTACTACCTTATACTTCTTTGTCAACTTATTCATATCTTGTTTCCTTTCTTTACTTTAATGTTAAACTTATGATACATTATGCAGGAGTGATAGATATTGTGTAACCCTTGCTCTGCAATGTCTGTACTGCGGCATCAGATGCAGATGTGCGAGTGCCAAATAAGTTCATTGCTTTATTTGACGTAGGCTGTAATTCAGACATATCATTAAGGAAGTTATCTATATTAGATAACTTTACATTACTAACAGAAAGAATATTAGTTCTGTTTGTTTCAGTATAAGTATATTCTCTTAACTTATTATTTGTAATTAATGTTATAATGTTATTAACTGTACCTATATTACCACTTATATTATCCGTAAATATTTGGAGTATGTACTGCCTTAATGATTTAAACTTAGAAAGATCTTCTAAGTTTAAACTTAATCCCTTACCTATAATTCCTAAATATAACATACCCGCATTTTCTTTCAAGTTTGTAAAGTCTCCTGTTTGAAGAGTACTATCAGCAAATGCCACAGAGTTTATACCTGTAGTTCCTGCTAAAGTTTTTAAATCAAAAGAAACTTTAGGTGCACTAATATTAAAATTTCTTAAATTTGTAATATCTATATTGTTAATATCTCCCTCAATATTGGTATTATTAATATATACATCTACCATTTTCTTATTCTGAAAGACATCAGTATTTCCAAAGCTATCAGATGATGTAAGTTTTAAACTTTTAAGGTTATTTGAATACTTCAAATCATCTGTATTTATATATATATAGTTAACTCTACTTGAACCATCATCAGTTAACTGAAAGGTAACTATATTATATTTATTGGAAATTAAAGCATAATAGTCCCCATTACTAAAATAGACTGTAGTAGAAACATTTGCTGGAATAGATGCTGTCTTTCCTTTATTTTCTGCCATTGTGCTATCTGTAAAATAACCATCTCCAACAATCTTTATTTCTGAGGCTTTTGAAGTAAGAACCGTCAGTTTATACTGTGACGCTATCGGTTCAGTACTTTTTTTTACATAAATAGGCATTTCACCTATTTTCAACAAGTTAGGGTTATCAACACTACCTTGTAATTTTGTTACTAAACATTTTCCCATAATTATAATTTTTTATTTATTAATTATTTTCATATTCCAGAAGTTTATCCATGTAGGAAATTCTGTTTTCTACCCATTTTTGAACTCTATATATGCTATCAAAATGTCCCAACTCATAAGGATATTTCTCATAAAGTTTTGTCAATGGAGGTTGATTTACACAATCTTTTTTACATGTAAATTTATAATATGTATTTTTACCGTAGCATACCATATCTTCAATATTGTATGTAGCATCTGCGTTATAGGTCACATCTTTCCAATTTGTGCCATCATCATTGACAGGATTGATACCTACATTACTATTTGTAAGACTCAAATATGCTTTACCATCAGAAGCTTTTACAACAGAAGAGCTACTATAGGTTGACGTAGAACTCCATGTTGTAATATATAGAGGATTATATTCCCAATATTCTTCATTAATGTTACTGCTTCTGTTGCAAGGTGATTCTGACCACTTTTTATATTCAGACTTCCAGTTGTCATAACCTATTCTGCTACACCAATCAGTAAGTAAGTCTATGATATTTGTGGTTGTAAAAATTCCTTTTTTTCTTAACTCTGCCCATCTGTTTTTTAACTCCAATTTGTAATATGAATAAATCCAGCCAACAGGAGTTGTCTTTGAATTTCCATAAAAAAAGTTCTTTGCAGGAGATATGTAATTACCTAAATGATAAGCACCAAAAGCACCATCATGGTCATAAGGATTTACAAACCATTTTACACCATCGTATGTTGTCCATTGCCAATTCTTTGAATATCCATCGCCATCAGCAATAAGATTGGTTTCCAATATGTAATCAACAAGATTTGAAACATCAAAGTATTTTTCAAACAATCCTTTGATTTCATCGTCAGACTTACTTTCTGCTACAGCACTATTAAGTTCTCCTATCCTAGTACTAAGGTCAATTATATATTGTTTAACCAAAGTTGTATTCTTTTGGTCTTTGTTTCCAGAATCATATAGAGAACTATCAGTACCCATTAACTCATAAGGAAAATCACCATTATATTTAGTAGTATCTTTTCCTTGAATATTATGGTTTTCCTGCATATACAAATTCTTAGGATTACGAACTTCAAATGCAGTCCAATTTATAGTACCTCCAAATATTGTCCCACCGTCAATAGTTCCATCCAAATGAATATGCTTGACATTTTTCTTATCCATGTGCATATTGTCACGGTGCTTCTTTAACTGCCAGGAATACACACCATAGAACTCTCCGTTCTGATACACAATCACAGGAAAACCTTGTGGGAAACACTTTGCTCCAGTATCAAGATTTCTATCAAGTGATGTTTCTGAATCAGATGTACCATAATCATAATCTTTGTACTTTGATGTATAGAGAGTTTTATATGGTCGGTCTTTATCAATACTTAAAGTCTTAACCATCTGTTCATATAAGGCATAACTTACAGCTCCTACACCACGGAAGAAATCAGTATAATATGCTTTTAGATGGAAACCATCCTGTGACACCCAATCTCCAAATTTTATAACAAATACATCACTTTTATCTTGCGACAGCAAGTCTATAGCAAGATTCTTCTTTACAAACATCATGGAACTGTTGCCCTGCGCACTCAGAAGGATAGGAATCTTGAAATAGTTTCCCTGCATATCCCAGAATTCCATAAAACAAGGTATATCACAGGTTTTGCCAGATATTCCCATCCCACTTTTTGCCGTTGGCATAATATCTGTGTGAAGATTAATTTTTGCACAACGTGGAATTGGTATTTGCACATAGTCAGCATAACTCCAATCAACAGGTGTCTTTACATCAAAACCATTTGCTTTCAATGCGTCTTGGATATTGTTTACGCTATTCCCTTTGAGATTGAGACTTGAAACATCAAGATTAGTAACTTCCATATTGTGCTCATGCTTCTTGCCATCAGCATAACGACAAGACATTATCTTGCCATCTGCATCTAGTGTAATTTCTGTTCTACCCTCCGGGTCTTCTAAAGTGCTATGAGCATCAGCCACATCTTCATTAATGAGAGATTTACCTTCTTCCTTATCAACCTTAGCATCAATAGTCCCTGATTTCAAGTTGTGAGAATAGTGACTTCCATCATTGTAAGTTGCAGCAAGAACCTTGCCATCTGCATCTTTCTCTACTGCAAGATATTCTGGATTCTCCTGCAAAGAGAAAATATCAAGAAGTTCTTTAAGATTGGTATCTATCGTACCTACCTTCTCCTGCAATGATGCAAGGTCTGATTGAAGCTGAGAGATAACTTGTTTCAAGGCATTGACAGCATGAATTTCGCCAATGATTTCTCCGTCTCTTCTGATACCAAAGAGTACATGGTTAGCAGCATCGAGCCAGACTGCGAAGAACTCTTCATTCTGCTCAACGTGATACATTTCATTGAGTGGAAAATAAGGCTTTCCTGAGTCTCTGTAGATACCAAAGAGAAGTCTGTCCTCAGAATCTACTACAGCCCAAAGGAACACTTCGTTCTCGATTATTCTAAAGCATTCCTTTACTTCATCCTCAATAAGAGACTTGCCTTCCTCTCGTAATACGTTTTTGTTATTGTATAAAACTTTAGAAACTGCATTAGAAACGGTCTGCATATCTACAATCTGATAATGTCCGTTAACCAAAACAAATGAGCTTTCATGCAAATCAACTAACCCGAAGAGATTGTAATGAACAGATATTTCTTCAATAATGCTTGTATATTCAACTGATACGTTATGAGGTATTACTAGAATTATATTGGCATGAGGATATAGTTCTCTACACTCTCTAATCATTAAGTCATAAGAATCAGCAAACTCATTTTTGTTAAGATTATCCTTGCTTAAATCAAAGTGTAAAGTTCCTACAGGTACATTTCGCCAAATGTCATTTGTTCCACCATGAATAATGATGTAGTCTGGATTTCCTAAGTTTTCAACTCTTTTAGTATAGGAACTTCCTTCACTGCCACTAACTTTTGAACCACTAAAGGAATTATTGATTTCTAGTTGGGCATTGGAGTTATTCACAAGATTCATCCACCAAGTTTGTTCCACTAATGTAACGTCATTATTATCATTTGGATAATATGTTGCATTACCAAAAGGAATGCTATCTTTGAAAGTTGAAAGACTATCCCCTAAAAATGATATTTTCTTTCCATACAAATTAACATTAAGATACTTTCTCGCATCACTCAATTCATTGCTTAATTTTGTATTAGCAGAGTTGAATGCTTCAATAATCTCCTGCAACTTTGCTCTAATTGGTGATGGAATACCATTACCCCACTCAATGGAACCATCAAGCTGAATACCTAAAAGGAAGTGGTCTCCTGCATCTACTATTGCCCTGATGAATTCAGGAGACTCAATTTCACGGAATGGAAGAGCAAACTGGGAGACCACCTTATCCTTTGATTCACCGAAATCATGGACAATATTTTCCTTGTTGAACTTCTTATCAAGTTCTGTAGCCACCTCTGACTTCTCTGCCTTAGTTCCAATAGTAGCATCTTGTTCTTGGTTCTTAGCAGCAAGTTCATCTATTGCTCCTTGGGCGGTGATAGCAGTCATGCCACTGGTCTCGTTGTTATAAGAGACAGCATTGGCAGTAGATGCTCCACCTGAGACGGTGATGTCTTTGATGGCATTCTCTAGCTGGTGTGTCTTTTCACCTATCTGCTGCAAGTTCTCTTGGTCTCCATCAAGAAACACTTGCTTGGCAGAGGCAATCTTACCCTTCTTGGTCTTGGCTAGAAGCTCGTCTGTTAAATTTATACTCATATTATATAATCTTTATACGTTTATGATATTACTAAATTCCATGTAGCTGCAGTGAGAGGATTGGCGGTTCTGTATGCCTTGAAACTGCCTAGATTATTTGTGATGGTCTGAGGAGTAGAAAGGGTTACATCGAATCCTGCACTGGTTACACGGGTGATCGAGAGATAACTAGGTACTACTAGCCAGATGTAATCATTATCCTTGGTTGTGATACTAGGGCTGAATGATACTCCTGTAGCTGATACCTTGTTGAACGTATTGAGGATTTCTTCGGTCATGGTGGCTGCTGGGTTTCCTCCAAAGTAGCAGATGTAGCGAGTATGGGATATGCTCTTGCCAGTTCTGCCCTGCTTTGTTACTGCATACTTGAAGATTTCTCTTGCTCCTTCGATTGGGGTGGATAGGGTTCCACCTGATGATGGAGTGTCTGAGAGATTCTTAGGGGAGTTGTCGTTAATCTGCTTGCTGATGATTGAGGTATCAGGCACAAGAGGCTTATTGTCGCTTGAAACAGAATAGCGAACCTCTGTCTGCATCGTACCTACATTCGTGGTGATAGTGAAGCCTAATATGATTGGATATACCGTATCATTCAGTTTGGCTAGGCTCTTGTCAACATCCTGAATCAATTCTACTAGATTATCGGGAAGACCAGTGGCGGCTTGGATTGCTTTGCGAAGCTCAGGGTCGAACTTATCAATCTTCAATGTGCCACTTGCCAACTTATCGTTGGTTACTGAACCATTCTCGATTTTATCTGTTGATACCGCATTCTTGGATAGCTTGGAATTGACAATGCTGCCATTCTTTATCAATGTCTCATCTACCGAACCTTCTGCAATCTTATCCTTGGTGATAGACTTTCTTGCTATCTTATCCGTAGTTACAGACTCGTTGGCAAGGTGCTTTGATTCCAAGGATGCCTCACGGACCACTCTGCCATCTACAGACTGGTCACCCAACTTCGGGTTGGTGATGGCTTTCTCCTCTACTTTCTCCGTGGTTACGGCTCGGTCGTTGAGTTTCTCGGTGATGATTGCCTTATTCTTGACCTTATCGTAGGTGACTGCCTCGGGGGAAAGTTTGGTGTTATCTACCGACTGGTCGGCTATCTTCTCCCTGGTTACATTCAGATCAGCAATCTTCGATGTAACAATGGCGGCATCAGCCATCTTCTCGGTGGTTACATTCTGGTTTGCAATCTTTGGAGTTGTAATGACTCCATCAGAAAGCTTGTCGGTATTGACTGCACCGTCTGCCAACTTCTCGGTCGTAACGTTGCCGTCACGAAGCTTGTCTTTCGTGACAGACTGGTCGTTGTAATCGTCCGTTTTCATCATCGGCACCATACCACCAATTTTTGTATCTTGTCTAAATGTAGGCATATTTGATTTCTTTTGGTTCTGATGAAGTGAATATCTGAATCTTTGCGGTATCTGGAATGACCCTCAGGCGGATATGGAACTTATCCATGTTCTTGTGGGCACGGATGGGAACACGGGGCTTCTTACCATCGCCCTTGTCTTGCCGAATCACAAGCTTGCCCGGTCGTTTCAGCGTAATCATCAAGTAGATGTCACGATGCAGGGTAATCTCTGGTGATACCCATGCACGCTCTTCCTCATTATAATTCGTTGATACATACTCCATTTTGTACAGTTAATAATTTAAAGTTTATAATTAACAGATTCCCTATCCTACTGCTTTGTGTTAACCCCTAGCTGCTGCAAGGCTATCGTGTACATGTGGGTAGCCTTGTTGTCGTTGTAGGCTGAGAGTAACAGGAAGGCAAGATAGTAGATGAAGGCATTCTTTAGCTTGTCGGTGATGGCTACATCGGTGGATCCCGATGATACATCCACATTCTTTGGAACGCCGACAAAGGAAACTACGGCTTCGGTAGGCTTCGGCTGCAAGAGGATTTTGATAGGATTCTCTCGCATGATGACAGCCTGCGGTCGGTCGGCAGTTCCCATTGCACTTTCATCAAACATCATGTAAGCTTCGTTGTCGGTATCTTCGACAGGTATCACTGCCTTGAACCATTCCTTGCCACGGACACGAGAGATAGCGATAATCTCTGTATTCTCGTCCATCGTGATGGTTCCGATATTTTTTGTGGCATCGTAATCTTTTACGCTGATTTTTGAAGATGTGTCGCTGGTCTTCTTGGATTCTGCAAATACGGAAGAGGATGCAGCAGTGATGGCTATCCAATGCAAAGCATCGTTTATCTTCGACTTGATGATGTTGTCCATATACAAATCGTCCTTCTCATCGGTGATTGCCGATGTGTTGTTGGATTCCTCGTCTATGCACCAACGTACCTGTTTGATGATGTCTTCTACCTTCATTTCACCTTATTATATTACTCTGGTTTGTAATTAGGGAATGCGAAGTTGTGCTTGGTTGCCCAATCCAATGCGCTACCCACGTTCTTGAACATTCGGGAGCCTTCACGGTTGTCTTCCTCGTTAACGAAGGCAAGGAGATCGGATGCTGTAACAACAGATTCTACCTCAATGACTGATTTCTTAGCCGGTGCTTCAGAAGTGCTTTTCTCCTGCTCGGCAGCCTCATTCAACTTATCCTCCAAGGTCTCCTCTGAGTGAATAAGCGTAACAAGCCCATTCTTGAACAGGTCGCTGCTTTCGAGCAGAGTCTGGGCATACTCACCCTTCAAGATAAGCTCTGGCTTCTGCCTGGTGATTACGTTACCCCTCTCGAAGTTGTAACGGACGGTTACTCCATTCTTTCCCTGGAGAATGTGGCTTACCGTGTTTCGGTTTGCATTATATCTATATGTCTTAATCATATCTCTAATTCTTTATAGTTTGAATAACAGGTGACCAGTGGGAACCAGTCACTTGTTATTCAGTTATTTACTTAGGCTGCAATAATCTGACCTGAGAAGATTTCCCATTTACCGCCCTTGTAAATGTAAACATTCTCCTTCTCGTACTTGGTTACACCAGACTGGTAATCGGCAGTCAACGCAACAATCATACCCTCACGTGGAGTCTCTGGCAGAGTGCTCAGCGAGATGATGTTGTTGATAACGCCCGATGCGCCGAGAGCAGAAATCTTATCCTCTGGACCAACGATGATGCTGTTGTAACCACGGAGAGCTACACAATCAGCCTCCCAGTGCATGTATCGCTTAGCCAGACGTGGGTCGTAAGCATCCTTTGACAAGTCGTTGGTGCGCTCCTTGCTCTTCTCCTTGACGTAGTGACGAGCACCCTTGAAGTCGGCACCAATCATGCAGTCTTCCAAATCCATGTAGTCGAGTGTGCTATCCCAAGCAAAGTTGAGTGTACCATAACTACACTTGAAGCGGTTGAAGGTAATATCGAACTCCTTGACGGTAGAGAACATTACATCACGCCCCTTAGGAAGCTCAATCTTCATCAGTCGCTCGATGGCATTCTTACCACAGAAGAGATACATTTCATCAGACTCGGCGAAGTCGGTGAACATGAGCTTGGCGATGGCGATGAGGTCAGCGAAGGTATAGACTTCGCCAATGCCATAAGCGTTTGTCAACTGATTGATGATACCCTCAGCAGAGTAAGCGTACTCCTGCGCACCGTCCTTGGTCTCCATGAGGAATTTTAACTTGGTACCGTAGAGGTAACTGCGTTCCTGACGGAGCAAGAACTTGGTAAGCGCATCTTCCTTCATGTCGGCAACAGTATGCGGAGCCTTCTTCTTGATCTTCTCGAACTCCTCGGTAAAGATGATGGAGAATGCACGCTTCTGCAAGTAAACCTCCTCAGAACGAGGCTGATAGTTCTCTGGCGGAACGTTCATCTGGCTTTCGGAGAGGATGGTGGAAGCACAGAGAATACGGCTGTTGGCAGGAATGGCTGGGCAGCCCATGGTGTCAAGCGTTTCGCCAACTGTACCCTCAATCTCAGCAGGACCATTGAGTGCCTGCAAGGTAACTTCATCCTTTGTCTTGTCGATAACCAACAGATTCAAGCGACCGCTAACCTTGGTCTTGGAACCACGCTCGTAGCCGGGAACAGAAGGAACGATAACGGTACTACCCTTGTAGAGAGGGAGCAGAGAACCAGAGAAGTTTGCCTTGGTAAACTTGATAGTACCACCAGCCTCAACCGCATCAATCGCCTTGGTAATCTTGCCATCAAGGGTATCACCACCCACACGGGCATGCTTCTTTTCATAGCTTACACAAGGAACACTCTTTGTAACCTTGCGGATAATCTGGAGCAATGGGGTACGGAAAGGACGATACTTCTCTACCTCGCTATCCCAATCCTCTTCGGCAAGTCCGCCCTTGCGAACCTGGGTTGCAGAAGCCTGCGTGCCTGTCAAATCCTGACCTTCCACTTTACCGCCTGGAGCCAATCGGTCTGATTTCTCTGGGTCAACTGGCTCGGTTGCTGCATCAGCCTTGCTTGATGGCTCATGACCCTCGTCACCAATCTGGGTAGTTGGCTCTGCGGTATCAGCCATGGCAAGTACGCCGCCGCCTGTAACCACAGCAAGAAGCATCAGAATCATCTTGAAGATGAACTGACCGCTTGTAAAATTCTTAAAACAATCTTTCTTCATTTTATACATATATTTATTTGATTAGTATTAATATGTGAGACCTTCGAAGAAGCCACTCTTAGGAGCTGCTTCCTTCTTCTTTGCAGGTTTGTTGCCTGCACCCGAACTAGACAGTGAAGGAGGGATGCCCTCGCTTGCGGATGAGCGAACCTTATTCTGAATCTTCTCGTTTCTTGCCTGCATAGCAGCCTCATCACGAGCAGAAGAAATATCAGAGTCGTAGTTGTTGGCATTGTGGAGCATCTTCCAAACATCATCGGGAATGTCGCCGCTCTCTACCTGATCGTGAATCTCGTAAATCTGCTTCCACATGTCCTGAGCCTCATCGGGATAGAGTTTGTTCAATCGTTCGATAGACTTTCGCATGTTTGCTGTCACCTTCTCGGTAGCCTCATTCTGCTCAGTGACCGCCTCGTTGTGCTTGGTAAGAATCTCGCTCAGCTTCTTGCCGCCTTCTGGGTCGTCGAGCAAGGCACGAATGTCTATACCCAAGCGAGCCATGGCATCGAATGGGTTATCTTCCGGATTCTTCTCCATGTCCATAGCCAGAGCAGCCAGCCACTTGTGGTTATCGAATACCTTTGACAACGCCTTTCCGCTTTCCTCGTATCTGCCCAGTGCATCAGCATCATCGCTGAGTGCCGCATATCGGGATTCCTTATCCTCGAAGTCGATGTCGGCATGACGCTTCTTGAATCGGTCAGAGAAAGCCTTGCGATTAGGGCGGTCCTCCACTGGCGGAGTTTCAGCCTCAGCAGATTCCATTGACGGTGACTGCTGTCCGCCGCCACCTTCTGCATTCATCTGTTCTAATTCTTCTTTTGTCATATTGTAACTTTTAAAAACTTTTCGGCAAAGATGCGAAAATAATGCAAAAATATTTCCGTGTTTCCATCGTGTTGTCCGAGTGGGTGGAAACACGGCAAAAAAAATGGGATTTAAGGGTATTTTTGCGCCTATATTATAATAATGTGTAAGAATATATGGCAAAAGCGAGAATATTAACACTTAGCAAGGTGATGCCCAATCACAGCACGTATGACTCGGTGAAGGCTCGAAAGAGACGGCAGGAGCACGGAAAGGACTGGGAACTGCTGACCCGATGCAAGAATGCCTGGAACAATCTGAGTGGCGTGAGGGAGACCCGAGCAAGAACGATGAGATACTGCAACGGAGACCAATGGAGCGACACCATCAGGGTGTATCATCATGGCTACTGGGAGGAAATGACGGAGCGCACCTATATGGAGCGGCGCAACCAGACCCCAATGAGCAACAACATCATGGTAAGCATCTTGGAGTCTATCACTGGTCTCTATGCCAAGCAGGGCACGGAACCAGTTTGCTTTGCAAGAGATAATGACTCCCGACAACTGAGCGACATGATGAGTGCCACGATGCAATGCAACTGGCAGACTACCGGCATGCAGGATTTGCTGAACCACTTTATCAAGGACTATCTGCAAGGCGGACAGATGTACGCCAGAGAGAGTTGGGAAGACAGGGAACTGGAAATGCCCGATGCGTGGACGGATATGATGGAACCCGACCACATGTTTTTTGAGTGCGGAAGCGACCCACGCCACAACGACATCTGTCTGATAGGCTGTCTGCATGATGTGAGCAGGGAAGATTTGTATCAGAAGTTTGCCCGAAGGGAATACGGACTGAGCGTTACCGACCTGAATGCGATATTCGGCATCAACGATGAAATGGACGATGGCGGTTATGGCTACGAGTTTAACGAGGAGAAGGATTTGAACAACCTGAGCTTCGATTTCACCAACAAGGGTAAGCACTATCATAGAGTGATTGAGGTTTGGACCACGGAGACCAAACCGAGACTGCAATGCTTTGACCCTATTGCCAAGAACATGAACAACGCTTGGTTCCGTGTGGATTTGGAAGACACGGCAATGATAAACAAGCTGATTCAGGAAAACGAGAAGCGAAAGAAGCAGTATGACGAATACGGTGTGCCGGAAGAAGACCGTGCCTATATTACATCGGAAGACCTTTCTGATAAATACTGGTACTACACCTTCATGGCTCCCGACGGAACCGTTCTGTGCCGTGGAGAATCACCATACGATTTCAAGAGTCACCCATTTACCGTGAAGCTCTATCCGTACATCAACGGAGAGATTCATCCGTTTATGACGAACGTGATAGACCAGCAGAGGTACATCAACCGCCTGATTGTGATGAACGACATGAGCATCAGAAGCAGTTTCAAGGGATTCAAGATGATTCCAACCACGGTATTGGGCGGCAAGAGTCCAAGGGAGTTCATGGAGGAGGCTATTGAATATGACGGATGGATTTTCTATACGCCTAAGCGCACTATGCCGAACGTAAAGCCAGAGGTTATCACATCGAATGCCGTGAATATCGGAACCAACGAACTCTTGCAGATAGAGCTGAATCTGATTCGGGAGGTTACCAACGTGAGCGGTGCCTTGCAGGGCAAGACTCCTTCGGCAGGAACTTCGGCGGCTAGATACGCTCAGGAGAGCCAAAACGCCACCACATCTTTATATACCATCTTATCTGACATGGAAATATTCACGGAGAAGCTGGCTATGAAGAAGTGTTCCATCATTCAGCAGTATTACGAAGACGGCAGAAAGATATTCAACAAGGACGGTTTGGCTAACTACCTTTACGACCGCCTTTCTGCAAGAGACATTCACTTCAAGATCAGCATCAAGAATGCAGCGGCTACGGCGGCATACAACACCATTCAGAATGACGATTTGAAGGAGTTGCTCGGAATTGGTGCCATCAACCTGATTCAGTATCTGCAGAACGTGAACAAACCATACGCCGACAAGTTGCTTGCCAGCGTTCAGCAGCAGCAGGAGCAGCTTGAACAGATGTATCAGCAGCAGCGGGCGATTGCCCAGCAGCAGGGTGGCGGAATGGTAGAGAACGGAATCGTGCAGGGAGCAGACCAGAATGCAGTGGCACAGGCGATGAGTTTGAACAATAATTACTATCAATCAGCATAAGGTATGGAAGAAACAAAGTTGATAACAATCAGTCTGGAATCCGTAGAAGGAGACGTGATGAAGCAGGTTTCAGCAATAGCCAAGAGGCAGAACGACAAGGCAGGAAACACGCTGTTTGCCAATACTACCTTGTCGAGCGCAGAAAAGGCGGTGATGAATCAATATATTGTTGCGGCGGCGCACAGCTTTGCAGGCGAGGTAGCCCCCATCGTGAAGACCTACATTGATGATTCATTGCCGGTATCAGTTACCTTTAATGTAACCCGGTTGAACGATGGACACAGGAAAGCCTTTGAGAGTTGCTTCAGGGGATATGTGAACGCCTATACCACCTACATGATACTGGTATTGAGCGGAACGGAACAGGCTAAGGTGTATGCCGATGATATGAGCATGCACATGAATGCAGCCATTAAACTGGCATTCGACAAAACGCCTCCTTCGCATTCGACGAAGACATTGAAGGATATGACAGGCTCGATAGAGGGCGAGCCGCAGTTAGAAACCATTAAACAAGAATAGACTATGATTATAAAATTCCAGATTATCAAATCGGTAGTGATTGAGGCAGTAAAGGCAACAACCTACCTGAAGGCAAAGGTGGATAGCGCAGCTGATGAGAAGGCGGTGAAGATAGGCTTCAACGAGGCGGCAGGCGATGATGAGGTTCACGAAAGTACGCTGACCCACGATTTCCAGACTGCACTGGAGATAGTGAAGACCCTGCTTGCCGAGTATCTTGTGCCAACCACACAGAGCGTGGGCGACAACATCATCTATTACAACGACAAGGACGATGATATTGTGGAGTTCGTTCTGAACGCCTCTCGCAGATGCAGCGGAACCCTGACCGACACGCTCGCAAGACTTGTGGCAAAGTATGTGGAAGACTACATGACCTACCAGTGGTGGACGAAGACCACCAACTTGAAGCAGGCGGAAATCTACCAGACTTCCCTTGCGCTTGACGAGCAGAGTATCAGAAGATGTTTCGTATTGCGTGGTCCATCCATTCCAACCATCCCTTATACCCAGCATCTGACGGCAAAGGTAGATGGCAGCGAGGAAAACGGAGCCATTACCATTGCACTGGATGATAAGGAGGAGACCCTTTCATACTCCATCGACAACGGAGCCATTGATGATATTGAGGCACGGAGCGACGACCCAAGCATCTTGGAGATTCTGAGAACGCCAGAGCCTTATACCTTCTCGCTGAACCCGGTGAACACTGGTGTGGCTATTGTCACCCTCTTCTCACGGCATAGCGATGATTTGAAGGTAGAGGTGGAAGTAACCGTAGCAAAGGAGGTGTAAGATGGAGTTCAACGCATTACACCCTACGTATATTCTCCGTGAGAGAGGATGGAAGCCAGAGCCGAATCCTTTCCTGCCCCGTCCGCCACGACCTGCCACCTACTATGAGGATAAGCATATCTTCATTTATGCCAACCAGCTCTGGTACGACATTGACGCAACCACCAACATGCTGGGCAGGGCAAGACGAGGCAACCAGACCAACCAAGAAGAAATCATCCCGACCAGCGAGAACGATCAGGAGCGACCGCTGTTCTATAGATGGTTCGACAAGTATCTGAAAAAGGTGGAAGGAACCCTGTCTGCCTACGTGATGAAACCAAGGGGCGTGGTAAGAGACAACGCCTTGAAGGAATGGGAAGAGAAGGAACTTTGGCTGAGAATGCCCGACAGTTGGGATGGTGCCCGATATGACGGACTGGTGCAGGCTATCCACAACTACATTTCCACCGGCGCACTCTATGAGTACTTTATGCTTACCTTGACGAGCAAAGACCCACTGACCGTGGATAAGGCTCAGCAGCTGGAGGACGAGGAGCTGGAGATTATTGATGCGGCGAACGCAACCAAGCCTGGGAGCCTGATTCGTTCGCCTAAACCATTTGGATAAGGAGGCTGAATTATGGGAGAATTTGATAATATCAAGACCGTATCGGAGATTATGCACGACAAGCGAGAGAAGGCGAAGAAGATTCTGCCAGTGAGCAAGAGCGCACAGAAAGAATACATTCGTGACTTCCTTGCAAGGAATCAGGAGAAGTTTGAGGAGTGCATGAACGAGTTGGCTCAATACGATCCAAAAACATACGTTACCATCTATGCCCAGCTTACCAAGCACATGATACCTAAGCAGAGCGAGATGAGCGTGACCCACGGACTTGACGAAGACTTCAAACAGTTGGCAGCCATGGGAAGAACCAAGACAGACAACAACGCCTTGGACATTACCACGATGCCACAGATTATGGATGCGGATTTTGAGGAGATTAAAGGGTTAGGCGATGGCACAAGTTAGAGAAATAGATATAGACGAACTCGTAGCCGAGAACAGACGGCGATATGATGATATTTATGGACCATACGACCCATGGACAGGCGAAAACTGCTATGATTTCGAGCATAGGGAACTGCTGGAACTGCCCGATTTCATGATTCCGAAGATGTGGGTTCCCAAAGAATGTATGCGTACCTTATTATATAGGGGACTTAAACAGCTCGGCAGCCTGAAGGAGTACATCATCCGTGTATGGAGAAAGGAGTATAACGAGAAGAGCTACTACACCAAGCAGTTGATTATGGTGCTTACCTTTGAGATTATGAAGGTGAGATTTACGGAAGACCCAGAGTTTGCCCTTTATGCTACCGACAAAATTGAGGATAAGGTGACGGGTAACATGATTCCGTTTAAGCTGAACTATCCACAAAGATTGCTTCTGAAGATATTTGAGGATTTGCGAACCAACAGAAAGGCTATCCGAGTAGTTATCTTGAAAGCCCGCCAGTGGGGAGGTTCTACCCTGACCCAGCTTTACATTAAGTGGCTACAGGATTTCCGCAGGGATGGCTGGAATGCCATTGTGCTTGCGCAGCAGAAAAACACGGCAAAGAAAATCAAGGCGATGTACCGAAAAGCCTTGGAGCATCAGCCGGGCTGGACCATCGGATGCCCCGGTGCCAAACTGCAATTCTCGCCTTACGAGAACTCGCCCGACGATTTCCAAGTTACTGACGGCATGAGGGCTATCCGAAGAAGTACGCTGACCGTGGCATCTTTCGAGAACTTCGATTCCGTGCGTGGTAGCAACTTCCACTGTGCCCACTATTCGGAGGTGGCATACTGGAAGAAGACTCCAGAGCATGATCCAGAGGGTGTGATTTCGTCTATTTCGGGTGGTATCAGAAATCAGGAGGATAACTTGGAGGTGTTTGAGAGTACTGGCAAGGGTAATTCGGGATTCTTCTATGACAAGTGCCAGTTGGCAATGGACCCGAAGAACAACGATGCTTACGCCTTCCTCTTTATTCCTTGTTTCTTTATTGAGCATGACATGGAGGAGGTGAAGAATGAGCGTGCCTTTGCCCGATGGCTTCTGGAGAACAGAGACAAGAGCACCAATCCGAAGGGCTACCGAGAGACTGGTAAGTTCTTTTGGCGCATGTGGGAGAAGGGAGCCTGCTTTCAGGCTATCGAGTGGTACAGAAACTTTAGAAACAAGTTTACCACGCATTCCTTCTGTGCTACCGAGGCTCCAGTGGATGAGGAGGATGCTTTCAGAAACTCTGGTAATCTGGTGTTCAATCCGTATAGCATTGATGATCTGCAGAAGAAATACAAGTGCGACCCACTCTATACGGCTGACATCATCATTGACGGAAACAAGAATGAGGGAACCATCAGTAAATCGAAGATTAGCATCAGGACAGATGGCGATGGTGACTTGAAGATTTGGGCGGTTCCGAATGTTCTGCAGGTTGAGAACAGATACTTGGTGAGTGTGGATATTGGTGGTAAGAGTACTACATCTGACTATACTGTCATGACCGTGATTGACAGATTCGGCATGATTCCAACCATCAAGGGCAAACCGAGAGTGGTGGCTAGATGGCGTGGGCATGTACGACACGATAAGCTGGCATGGATGGCAGCGGCATTGGCGCATTACTATGATGATGCCCTGCTGGTGATAGAGAGCAACACTGCTGACCGAGAGAAGAACAACAACACGGAAGGCGACCACTTTGGAAGTATCTTGAATGAAATTGCTGATTACTATGATAACCTGTATCAGCGCACCACAAGTCCGGAAGACGTGAGCGATGATGTGCTTGCCAAGTACGGATTCCAGACTAATAAGCTGACCAAGGGTTGGGTGATTGATAATTTGGAACAGTTTGTGGATGATATGCTCTGGGATGAGCCAGACAAGGAAATGTATCATGAGCTGAGAATCTACGAGCGTCATGATGATGGCAGTCTTGGTAATATCGTGGGTAACGGAAACCATGATGATGTACTGATGAGTACGGCGATTGGTCTTTGGGTGAGTGCCAACGACATGGAGAAGCCTAAGTGGAAACAGAAGGAAAGAAGAGATAGCGGAGGCGACGGCGTGCATTCCGTTGCTAAGATATAAAAGCAATCCCCACCCAGTTTCACAACTAAGTGGGGATTTTTAAATTACTTAGAACAACTAACTAAAATCTACTACAACTAACAATAAACAGAAAAACTTATATCAGCTTATCAATATATTCATCTAAATCCTTTTCGTACCAGACCAGTTCAGTACTACCCTTTCGCTTTTTCCCTTTCGGGAGTTTGCCAGCCTTCACCAGTCTATCAAATGTAGCCCTTGATACCTGTACATACTCGCATGCAGCCGTTTTGTTGATAGGCTCATCCTTGTTGGCGATTTGGTGAAGGAACTTCAACATCATCGAGTTTTGTTGCTTGTTTGTAAGGCACCGCCCCGACTGAATGCGCTCATGGAACTCCATCAAGAGAGAGTCAATCATCTGTAGTTCTTCGCTAATCTTTCCCATACGCTAGCACTTTTTATTGTGGTACCAAAGGGTGAAACCGATTCCGCAGACCACCACCATGAAGAGAAAAGCGATATAGCATCTGCCCAGAGTCATTAATCTCTGCTCGCCTTTCGTAAGCGTCCGCTCGCATGGCACAGGAACCTCAATAGAATCATGCTTGAAGATTGTATCAAGCTTTACCTTATATATGTTTCTGTATCGGTCACGATAGGCAATCTTGCTAATCACCACCGTGTCGCCCTTCTGCATCACATATACGGAATCCTTCACATATACGCTATCCGTCTTGGCTACGGTATCTTTCCGAACCACATACTCCGTATGATATTCGGGAACCTTGATGTACTCCTTGGTCTTGCAACCGCCCAAAAGAAGAACAATCAGAAAACCGACGATGATCGTCAGAATCGTGCTTATCCAAGCCTCTTTGTTATACCATTTCATAATAATACCTTTTTACATATTCCAAACCAGTTCTTTCTATCATCAATGCCGTTCAAGCCGCCATTGACTTTCTTGGTGATTTTTACAATATCATCCTTGTCGGCGAGTTCATTCAGCCCATGGACAAACCACCACCACATGCCGCTTTTCACGGAACCATTCTGCCCTTCCAGCAGTTCAGGCTTTTCCATGATATTGCCCTTGCAATACTCTGAGTTTTGGTAGCTCTGGTAGTTGGCTCTACCGGTAAGCATAAGGAAACCACGACCCCGATATTTCCATCCATCACCCTTCTTTGTGTTTCCAAGCATCTTTGCCAAGCTACCCTTGTCGTATTTGGAGAAATAGCTTATCTTTCCCTGCTCCTTCATGAACTTGAAGCCAGCGGTCTCGTGAAGCACCTGAGCTAGGAAGTGGCACATTCTTAAAGGAGTATTAATCTCGAAGGTATCAGCCCAGGCATTGATGTAGTGCAGGTATCTATCTACCCTTCCTGCATCTGGCAGAATCTCCAGCATCTGTTTTCTTGTCACCTTCATGCCTTTCCCTCCTTCTCTTTTTCCTGTTCTTTCATAATCTCGGCAAAAGCCCTAGCCAAATCTTCCTTGTTCTCAAGCAGAATACTTACCGTCTTCTCCTGCTTTCGGATTTCAGCCTTCTGCCAGCTCTTTTCCCTGATGCTTACGAACTCGCAGAACACACAATACCCTGCCCAAATCATCGAGAAAACCGGGAATGGAAGTATGATGCACGCAATCAGGTCTATGCACACCGCAGCCATGAAAGGAGAGAAGTACTTTCTTGCCTTATCGCATGTTTTCTTGAATCCGGTGCTTGTGGTAGCCTCACCGTTCTCCTTTGCCTTCTTGATGCCGAAGAACAAATCTACACCCATAGAAACAATAAGAGCACCCATACAGATGGCGATTATCAACGCCGTCATGTATAGGTGCTCATGTAAAAATGTATGAATAATTTCCGTCATATACCATTAATATTGATTAATGGCTACAAAGATAGGGGCTTTTTCTAAACGTTCTTCCGTGTTTCCATTCAACCATTCATATACCACCAAATTTTATCGGTAGGATGGTTCGTTGACTCGTCGCAGAGGAAGCTGACCGCCAGTTCTGATACCCTTTTCTTCAATGTTTCCTTGCTTCGGGACCACTTGCCGAGCAAATCAATATTCTCGGCGTACATCTTATTCATGGTCACGGCAAAGTCCCACATCGTGTAGTCGGGAATCATCAATGCCTGCCTCTTGTACTCCTCCTTCATTTCCTCGTAATCGAAGTATGGGGCGTACTCCTTGGTCACATCATCCTTGAAATAGTAGATGTTGGCGATGCAAGCCCTGCCCAGCTTCTCATCAAAGTGATGTCTTCTTTCCATCCAGTACAGAAGGTTTCTCTGTACTATTCTCTCTTCTTCTTCCGAAAATCCGCATTCTCCATTCTGAAACATCTGGAATGCGGCACTTGCTACGTGTGATAGCGATCTTGATAAATCCATAGGCGTATAGTATTAATGTGAAAATGATAAATACGTGGTGCATCTCCAGTTGCTCCGGAGTGATAAGCCAGTGTTGGTAATACAGTCTGGTGGCATTGATGCCAAAGAAATAGAAGAATGGGATGCGGAATATCCAGCAGTATCTGAAGAAAAAGCTCGCTGGTATCATGCAGATTGGCATATACACGTATGCCAAAAAGTAAATCCAGATAACACAACCTCCGTTATCATCCGTATCAATTACGATAGGTCTAGGATAATGACCATAGTCCCAAACTCCATACCAGTGACCCAACATCAATGGTATGGGTGCCCACTTTGAAAGCAGTTCATAAAACTTCCAAATCTTGCGGCTCATGATGCCGCTTAAAATCATTTTTCGCTCCTCGCCTGAGAGAGCATCGTCTTCTTTCCGTTTCATAATGTTCTCATTTTTAAATTAATCTATAGCAAACTGTAACCATTTCTATAAAATAGCATACATATTGCTTTGATTTTGCAAAGATAAGAAAATTAATGCAAAAAACTAAGAAAAAACAACACAAAATATTAAAAAATATTATCAATTTGGATGTTTTCTAAATAAATAGTATCTTTGCACCTGTATTTCAACATTATTATTATGTTAATAGACAGGTGTTATTATGCTAATTAAACAGGTGTGCGTATGACTAAGACAGATTTTAGCTTAACGGCAAGGCAGAGGGAAGCCATCATGAAGGCTTATAGTGATGTGGCGAATACCTGCCACTCGCAGAAGGAGGCATACATAAAGGTATCTGCCCATCCTGCTCCAAGATATTACGTCAGCCCTAAGCAGGCGTTTGAGCGTCTGAGAAGAATGGTGGTGGGTGATTTCACCGTGGTGGATGCCATGAGTGAACCGAGAAGGCGAATGTACTATTCTCTTTTCGATAGGCTACAGAAGGTGTCTCAGCGCAAGGAGTTCATCGGGGAGTCTTTGCATTCCATCTGCCAGTTTTTGGTAGGTGAACCTGCTCCGGAGTTCTTTCTTTCTCCTGAATCCGTGAAGTATATTTTCAATAAGTGCAAGCGATATGGTAAGGATTTCAGAGATAACAAGTAAGCCAGACTTTGGATTGAAGGCTGCAATTTCCATCTTCTGCATCGTTCTGTTGCCATGGCATGTGGGTTTCAGCCCGGCACTTCCCATGGAGAACCATATCATCTACAGTTTCTTCCATGTCAACGTGTTTCATCTTGCCGTGAACCTGCTGGTTCTTTGGAAGATTAAGAACAGACTCACACCTGTAAAGGCTTTCGGGATAGCTGTTGCGGTTAGCTTCCTGCCGATGTACGTCAGCGAGCCTACGATGGGCTTGTCTGGTTTCCTATTCGCCCAGTTTGGTATTCTTTGGGGAAGGACGGGGCGATGGAAGGAGGCGGCAAAGAAAGCCATTCCGTTCATACTATTCACCATGCTTCTGAACAACGTGAACGGATTGCTTCATTTATACGCATTTTCCATTGGCTATATAATTGAATTTCTTTCAATGAAGGCGGCGGCTCGTAGAGAGTAGCCGCCTTCTGCTTATAAACTATTTCACCACTTTTATTGAACCTAAATAAGCTGCTTTCAATGTATGTCGCTTTGATTTCTCATTATCAGTCAATAAAATAGATATTGAATATTGATTACCTATCTTTTGTATATCTACGTATGACGATTCGCCCATTGCAACACCCCAGCTCTCGGTTCCATCATCATGCGTGAAGTGATAATTGTTTCCTACGTCCGACCACTCGTCGCATAATCTGCTATTTGTAGTATCATCGAAAAAAGAACTACCTAAATTCTGAACGAAACAATTCTCTTCTGTACTAAAACGACTTTGGTAGTCTTGTACTACTAGATGATAATAACCACTATACATACATATCTTCCTTCCATATCCCAAAGTTACACTATCAATACGATAAGCCTTTCCGTTATAAAGGATTTGATTTGTTGAACTACTTCGGCTCTCATCATCGCTACTACATGCACATAGTGACATAATAGCCACCATAATAAATAATAATTTCTTCATAAATAAAATTGTTAAAGCGTTATTTTTGGTGCAAAAGTAGGGAAAATATCAATAGGTTGTATCACCGAAGAACATTTTTCTGCATAGTTTAGACAGAAACAAAATAAGGTGGAATGCTATGCGCACCCCACCTTATTATATTATAAAGCCTTGAATTTATCAAAATTCCATATTGTGCATGAGTGATCTTCTGTTTTGCACTCTTACCAAGGAGCCAGTGAAGGCATCGGATGCCTTGAAGTCTGACAAGTTGTACTTGAACGTGAAGTATGCCCACGGTTTACCACCAAGACTTGAAAGCTTGCACCAGTTCACAGCATTGTTGCTAGCCCATACCTCTAGACCAAGCTTGCCATCTGCTGACTTTTTGAGGTGACGAATCTGTCTGAGGCTCTTCAATATCATCGAACCAGTGAACTTCAATGGTCTTGTGATGAGATAACCGCTGTAGAGATTCTCATCTTTCAATGGAACCGGCTTGTCGGTCAGAGAATAGACGTTGCCCTCTGTGTCCTGAATCAGGTTGTCCGGATAATCGTTCACTATAGCCTGTGCCTCCATTCCGCTATTATCCATCGCAAAGGTCTGGTCAACAGTGTTGTATATATACTGGTATGACTTTCCCTTTGTGAAAATGCGAAGCAACGACTGATTATAGTCGTAGGCTATCATACAATCTTCGAGGAAGATGCTAAACGCCCCATCGTCAAGTGTTCTCAACTCGCTTGGCTGATAGCCGCTCATTTTATTGCTCATAAAAGCAACGCTGCCTCCCGATGTTGCCATCAATCCCTTCATGCCAGTGAAGAACACCATATTTCCTGTAGGGACAAAAGGTGAGTTTTCGTTGCATACCTCTCTGGAGATAGGATAAGAAGCTGAGTACAATCCTTCGGCGTTAACACTCATTCCATAAATGCCTTCGCTTGTGAAAACGAGCAGTGGGTATTGACCGAACTGTCCTGTGCTTACGGCTTCGGTGTTTGAAACGATGCCATAAATCTTACCAGTACCCACGGTGTTATCGCCCGAAGCCTCAAAGACAAATGGGTTGTTGACAACAGACGTGAATATCTGCGAGTCAAGATATTCATACCCATCTGCAACGACTGGCACCTCTATGTTTGAGATAGAAACATTCTTGTCTGTATGTGGCAGATTAACAAAGCTATAAGCACCATTTAGCATTTTATGCTGTTTTAAAGGCACTCTCCAGCCCAACGAATCGCCAACTCTACGAATAATCATTTCCTTGGCATTTGCATCTGGGTAATATAGCCATCCTGTGAAGAAAATAGGATCAGCATTATTGTTTGGCTCAGACTTCACCCATGTGTCCATGTATCTATTCACGATATGCACATAGTACTCATAACTGAAATTTCCAGGAGTCTTATTCTCCGTAAAGAAGTTGAATCCCTTAAACGGATAACGCTTCACGCCAATGGTGTTGATTCTGCTATTGTATGTGAACAACTTTTCTGCCACCATTCTGGTCCACCCATAGTAATCATCCACTTTAAGCTGCTCCTGTTCAGTTAGATTGGAGACAGTTCCATCCTCAATAATGTTAACGTCGGATGCTGATTCGTTTTTCTCAGAAGAATCATGCCACTCGCCATCCAGATATTTGGAGTTCATATCCAATGAGAATAACTTGTAGAACTGAGTCTTATCAAGCAGCTCCTTTATCATTTTATCCTCTGTCTTGAATACAGGCATAATCCATTCTGAGGCAAGTGGGTGATAGCCATCACCTCTGTAATTGTAATGTCTGAAATCTAACACGTTTTCATGATAGGTGCCACCTCCATTATAGAATACGGTCTTGTTGACATCCATAGGGTCCTTGAACTTCCAATCGCCATTCAACTCGAAAGACTTAACATCGTCTGTTGCGAAAACTACGATTTCCTTTATAATATCCGACCAGTTTTCCTTGTTTTCGATTGATGCCTTGAAGAAAAGACCACTATATGCGATGTGATACATATACATACCACTACCATTTACTCCGTCTTCTTCCTTGTAGTAGCTTTTATCTCCCTTATACATCTGAACAAACTTGCAGTTGCGGATGATGGAAGGATAACAGATAACTGGATTGGAAATGCGAGTGTAGCTCCCGTCAAACATCTTCAAAGCAAATCTCACAAAGAATGGGAAGGCGAATTTGTTCTTGTCTTTCACCCAGTTAATCATCTGCTCAACATGACCGACAACAGCATTCTTGAAATCGGTCTCTTTGTCCTGTTTTACTGCATGGGTAACATACAACTCTGTGAGATAGTAATTCGGATCAGCACCAACTCCTGTACTATGCAGTTCGTAAGCTTCAACATTATCTCCTGCAAACGGCTCGTAATAGGCATAACGATTATTCTCATCAACAAAACTTTTGATGTTGCACATGAATGAATCTTTCTTCAAATCATCCTGATCCTTCTGCCAGTTATCAACCGTACCATCGGTATAAAACTCAACTTTCGGGATTGGCAGTTCGGTTCCCAAGTCCTTGTATGAATTACCCTTGCAGAGGATATAGTGCAATCCCTTATCTGTTGCGCATACCAAGGTATTACCGACCGCATTGATGTCAAGTAGCTTCGCTCCCAATTCTGCCGTAAACACGGTTCTTGTAGTTGTATCACCCTCCTCGAAGTTAATATAAATATTCAACTTCTGTTCATCCTCGATGTAGGTTACGAGGTTTCTATAATCTGCCTGCTTGTGGCAATACACGAGCTTTCCCTCTACAGGATTGTCGCCAGTGATGCAGACTGGCTTCTGGATAGGTACCATTTCTCCGTTGCGGTAAACGAATCCTACTGATTCCATCAACTCTCCGTCTTCTGAAATCATGTCACTTGGTATGTTAGTCATACCTTTACTGAAACTCAAAGTTGTTGTTTCACAATTTAATTCCATGTTTAATTAATTATTTGTTTGTACTGCCCCACCCGGTTGTGAACCGGATGGGGATTGTAGTTACTAACCAAGAACATCTTTGATTTTCTTTTCGATGTACTCATCAGATGTACTTTCCTTTATCAGAGTATCAACATCTGGAAGTTCTGCATCTACCTTGTCTGCTTGCATTTTTGAGGTAAGCATACCCATTACCAGTTTCACCCAAGGGCTACTAGCCGTGTTTGCCAATGAATCCTTTTTGATTTCGTATGCTTTCTTCAACTCTCCGTTATCACGGAAATATCTGAGCACTTCCGTCAATGCAACGACGAAGTTCTTGTCTTGCATCGGGTTGCTCTTTGCCTCTTCCAGTTTAAGCATCAGGAAGAGTAATGATGAATGTAAATCTGTTTTATACATAACTACTTATATTGTTAAACTCATTGCCTTTTTGATGCGGTTGTCGAACTTATTGCGATGTTTGCACTTGCTTCCATTATCGCAGAACATAAAGCAACCATACCCGTTATAAGCTTCATTAAACTTCGCTTTCCAGTAAGGAGAAGGATGCTTACTTGGATAATCATCATAAGGGTCTGCCTTCATTATCTTCTTTGCCAATCTAATCTTCATACGCTACTTCTTTTTATGACAAGGGCAGCTCTCGGCGTGAATAACACAAACTCCGTGTTTCGTGTCCACAACCAGATAATCGTGTCCTTCCTCAGTGAATACTGACGTACCAATCTTCTTTGCAGGTTCATTACTATTAGCCAATGAGCGAATGCCCTCAAATATCAATGCTCCTACAAGTAAACACAAGACGAACCAAACGGCTGACTTGACTAAGTTTAAAATCTTATTCTTCATATACTCCATTTGCTATGTTTATACACTCAATGAACTCTTCTAATTCCTCTATACTATTCAGTATAATAGTAATGCTTCCATCTTCGTTCCAATGCTGATTACTTACATCTACCATAACTATTCTCCGATGAGTACCTTTAAATTCTCTCCTTTTTAATTCTATTCTCGTGACAGTGAATCATACGTTTATAAAATTCTATCATCTTTTCATTAACGAAAACAGTATCATATTTACCTATATAGTAATCTCCATTTAAGAGTTCGCTGACGTGTATTCGTACAACGTTTTGCGTCCAGTTATCTATAAAAAGATAATAAGTCTCACGATTAGGGTGTACCATAAGGTACTCGTAGAAGTGGAAATCATCATTTTTGATAAATGTCACTCCGCAACCTTTTGTTAACTGACTTATGTCTTTTAATACTTCCATATCTATTTCTCCTTTGCTTTAACATTATACACTCCATCAATGACATCCACTTCATAGCAATCAGGGCAATAGTGCTTGCCATCTATCATTTCCCAATCAGAGTAGTCACCAATGTCAAGTTCTTTGTTACTGAATAGTGCAGAGCAAGTATCTGTACCGCCAAATACTACACCACATCTATCACAAACAATCTGATACATTGTAATCGGTCTATACATAAGCTATTCATCTTAAAGTTCAACTGTCTCATCGAAAGAAGAAAGTTCTCTTCCGATAAGCTTCTTGATAGTTCCTTTGGGGAGTAAGACTTTATCTGAGTAAGAATACCAATTCCGAGTCGATTCAAGATAATAACCTGTACTCACTATAAATGGCTTATCACGAAAAATCCATTCACCACCAGTATCATCTACTGCTACCCATGCCATAACTTTTTATTCAATTTCAATCTTTTTAATGTAATATTCACGTGAACCATTTTCTCTGCTATAATGGTCTTTTGGTATTTTTGAACGTGCCTTATCTAATGTAGTAAATATTAGTTGTGTTGGTTCATCTTCGCATTCACAGAAGCCACCACTAACATAGGCACGTTTACGCCAAATCTGATACAATATCATACGTTATTCCTCCAATTTTACACCGCAAATACTTCCGTCCATAAAGACACAGTCGTTGAAAAGATACTCATAAGTTTTTATCTTTGGGTCTTTGTCACTTATACAATTAAGTGTGAAGAACTCCTTGGCTTTTTTATCTTTGAACCATCCAAGTGGATTGTGTTGTAACATTTCTTTCCAACACTCTTCTTTGTTATTGAAAGGGCGGAACTTTGGCTCTGGCTTGATTCGATAGCCATCAGGTTTTCCTATCAATGTATCAAGGAAAAAGCCCTCTTCGTCACCATCAATATCTCTCCATAAGCCCATATCGTTCCACTGAATAGTCTTGCCTTCTTTAATTGCTTCTAAAATTGGAAACAATCTCTGAATTTCACCTTTATAAAATTTCTCCATACTTAGTCCTCCAACTTTTTAAATTGCTTTGCCAAAAATTGATTATTCTTTATCAAGTTGACAATTTCTTCCTCTGTATGTATGCCTTTCCAAAATAGTTCGGTATGACTACCACCTCTATCGTCATCTACAGAGAACGGAACACCATAATTTGTATAAACCTCTCCATAATGCTTGATGAGATGGCGACCAGGATTCTTTCGGATATTATTTATCCAAGCATCACAGTCGCACTCATACCATATCTTATATTCGTCCCCAGTCAGCGTTTTATCAATGCCAATAGGAAAATGACCGGAACACCCATTTGTTCCAAAGTAAATAATCTCTGCCATATTCTTTTCTTTTTACCCTCTCCCTGTTGCCAAGGAGAAGGCTGTTAGTTACTCTGTTACTTCAATGTACTTAACGGGATTGTTCGGGTCTGCACAACATGCGTGCTGAATACACTCAAACTTACCATCATACACACATCCCTCACACATCAAAGTAGGGTCTGGAACTTCTTTAATCATAATCTGTCTATTTATATCCCATAAGGGATGGTTAATTACTCAACTACTACTGACTTCCAGTCTGGATAGCCGCCCAAGTCCTTTTCTTGTCCACAATTCATTTCAAGCCAGTCTTGCAGACAATCTTTAACTACTTCTCTGTCCTCTGAATCATCATTAGATTCAATGACAACTGTAAACTTATGTTTCATATTACTTCTATTTATGCCCGAAGGCAATTAATAATTGCGTCTTATCTCAACTTTCCACTCCTTAGAAGAGAACTTCTTTTTGAGGTTTTTAATTAAACTCTCTATCTCTTCAAGAGATTCAAAGGCATTAACTAAATCCCCTACTTGATACCCAGCCCATCTGTCTGGTTGCTCATCTTTCTCCTTTTGAGTGAGTGGTCTAACAAACTCCCCTTTGATGGTTTGATATTCATTTGGAATATCAATTCCTCTCAAATATCCACTTATCGAGATGTTACCACACACATTATCTACATTAATATACAATGTTGCATAATAATGTATTGCGCCACCACAAAGACCACAAAAAGAACGGATTTCGATATTCATGAGTCTTTTTTTGTCTTTAGTATAGCTACCCATAGTTGTATATGTTTTAGCAGAGAAATTAAACTGAAATCCTTCTCCAATATTCTGAGGTATAGCCCCAGTTGTCTTTGTTATATCAAATCCATTTTCTATTCGTATATAGCTGTTTGTATTCATACGCTTTACTTTTTAATTACTATCTAGTTCTGACATAAAAGTTACTATAAAACCACAAATAGTAAGGAATGCAAACATGCCAATAGCATCTGCCTTAAACAGAAAGTAGCTGTACACTTCTAACACTCCTATCAATAAATAAGTAATACTTACAAGAAGTAGCTTAAATACTTTCATATTATTATTCAATTAAAATACAATTCTAAAATCCTTACCTTTCAACGTAGGTCTTTTTTTGAGGACGAACTTTGTTAAATCTTCAGAATCAATCGGGAAGAGTGGGCAGTACTTATACTTTAATGTACAGACGAATCTTCCATTGAGCATTACATCAAATACAAAAGTCTTCATTGCTCACATCCTTCACTCCAAACTCTTTCTGCAGCTTCTGAATCTCATAAACGAATCGGTTGATGTTGATGCCGCAATCTATCACTTCCTGGTGATGTTTGATAGCGTCCTCAATCAGATGGGTGCAGCCTTCGGTGAAACCACAGACTCTTTCGCCATCAATGGTGTAGAGATAGTTGTTTGTGTTGTAGTAGGCACACTGGCAAAGGTTGATGCCTTTTTGGGCTAGTACACCTCTGGTGTAAGCGTTGTTCATGCGAAGCACTATCATATTGCCTTTTGATGAGTAGTACTTGCGATACTTGATGCGGTCATAGACTATTACTGCTATAGCCGCTATCCATAACATCGACAACACAATGATTGTGTCTGTTTGAATTACATTCATATCTTCTTGATTTTTCTGTTTAACTATTCTATTGTTGTTTACGTAGATCCTTGCGATAGAACTTCTTTTCCGCCATCTTTCGCTCTTCTTCATCCTTGTAGAGCACCTGATTGACATCATGCTTGCTCATATCTACGGTATGAATGCGATGGGTGGATGGGGCAAGGTTGTTCTTCTCGCAATAAATCTTCCAAGCTTCCATGCCATGCGGCTTCTTGGAGTCTTCGGCATCCTTCCTTGCCTCTTCCTGCTTCTTGCGCTCGTCCTCTATCCTGCCACGCTCTGCCAGCAGGTCTTTTTGATAGGAATCGAGCGCAATGATTATCTCCTGCGGATTGATGGTAGTGTTGTTTTCTCCATGCTTGTGCTGATAGAGCTTGCCATAATCACCCTGCATGAATGAGATAAATGCGTAGTCGAGTTCGGTGGTGGTCCAGTAGTAGTACTTGACACAGATTCTTGTGGCGAGCATCTGAATCTGATACTCGGTAACGATGTCGAAGACTCCGAGGAAGGTGAAGAGTTCTATCAGTCTGCCCTTGACCCATCCTACTAGTGAGCGTAGCCCACCCTGCTTCTGAATGGTAAGCAAGGTGGTGTTGCTCTTGCAGATGGCTTCCGAGAAAGTGGCTGGGCGGACGTAGCCGGGCTTATCCCTGATAATCGGAACCAAGGATTCTTGCTGCCTTTGCTGTGAGGTCGATAGCTCGTTGTTGCTCATAACTCTGTACTGGATAAATTTCATCTTCCCATCTTGCCCCATTAAGGTAAGTAAGGGGGTGCATTCTGAATTGCTTCTTGGTACCAGTGGGCACCGAACCTGGAATCATGGTGTTCTCTACATAGGCAGGAACCGCCTTCATGCAGGCTACCTTCTCTGAAAGCTTTAGCTTATTCCACTTCTCTTCGGCTTTCTTGCGTCCCTTCTTATAGGCATAGGCATTCCAGAACTCATCGAAGGTTGGAACAATGAGACCATCTTCTATTGGTACCGTTACCTGCAAATCCACGGTCTCCACCTCGTCCTCTTTCGGGAACATCGATTTCTCCTTGTAGTACCTGCCAGTTGCCATGAATCTTGCGCCTTGCACAAAGGCTTCACGCATAGCTTCGTTGTCGGGGGCATAGTTGTTAGCCTCGGCAATGACTTCCTTTAATGTTTTCATAAGCTTTTCTGTTTTAAGTTGTTGTTACACCCACCCCTTGTTTGAGTCAATGTCTCGCTGACAATACTTCATTGCCAGTTCATCATTCTGGTCTGGAAGCATGATGCCTATGCTTAGTGCATAGTCGATGATGTTTCTGATTACCGATGATGCTTCTGCGGTATTGAGCAAGCCAAGTGACTTGAACTTGGGATAGCCGTGCTTGTCGTATTCACCAGTCATGAAGACGTGGGGAGCTACGTTCTTCTGAATCTCGCTGAGAGTCTGATAGAACGTCTGCCCTATCTTGCCGGATAGATACGTGATGATGAAGTTGAGATAGGCTTTCTGCTGGTTGGTGGCGATGGGATGGAACTTCTTAATCTCCAAGCTATAGCCTGCTTCCTTTGCATTTTCTATCTCTTTCAATGCCTCCATGTAGGTAGGCGAATCCTTCAAATTTGCGAATACTGCCATATCTTATTACGTTAGATTGATTTTTACTTCTTTTTCAGCGTAGATGGTAGGTACGCCTAGCACCTTCTGAAACTTGTTTACTGCCAACGATGGGTTGAGGTGGCGGGAGGAACCATGGATGAGGATGATTTTGCTGGCACAATGCTCTACATCACAATCATGGAGCCATGAAATGGCATGTTCGAGACTCATGTGGGATAGGCGAACACGGTCTGCCTGACTTCGTGGGGTCTTGCCTTCTGCCACTGCCTTGTCTAGGATTGCATCGGAATAGTTGCACTCTGCGAGATAGGTCTTGCAGCCTTGGATGCAGAAATGCAGATTGTAGCAATCCGTGGCAAAGAAGATGGTGCCATAGGATGGTTCATGAATCAGATACCCGAAGTTCTTTGCATCGTGCTCTACTGCGAATGGGGTGACATCGAAGTTTCCGAACCTGAATGTGATGTTCTCGGACATGGTATCTGCTCCCGGATATTTCTCTGCCACTTCATCGTTTGACGATACACTGATTCCTGCCTTTAGATATTCGGGGATATACTTGGCATGATCTAGGTGGGCGTGGGATATGATACACCCGACAACCTTGCTCGTCTTATACCCGATAGCTCTCTTCACCTCTTTCAAGGGTATGCCTGCTTCAATCAGCAGGATTTCTCCCGAATCTGATTGAAGGGCATACGAATTGCCTTTTGATGAAGAACCAGAAATGATTAACTTCATACTAGCTCAATTTACGATGTGATGAAGCTGGTGCGGATGGCATGGATGCTGCGGAAGCGGTTGCAGACAGAGTACCTTCTGTATTTGCAGGCTCCTTAACCTCTCCAGTCTCAGCATCAACCACGATAACCTTCTTATCCTCGGCAAACTCCTCGTCACGCTGCTGAATGGCTGAAGGTCGCTCATCGGCATTGATAACCTGCGCTGCATCAACAGAAAGCTCACCCCACTTTGTAAGAAGTTGGCGAAGGACGGTCTTTTCTGCCATGTCCTGAAAACCAGTAAACCATCCTTGATCTCCGCCTTCTCCATCTACGGATTGCTTGATTCCCAAGTCTCTCAATTCCTGCCATGTAAGCTTTGAATATTTGACCGTTGGGGCGTAGGTCTTGGCGAACTTGCATACTTGTTCAATGTCCATATACAAAATCTTCTCGAAACCAGACGTCATCTTGATATATGCAAAATATCCAACTGGAATATCAGATGTCTTTACGCCGCTGATGTCGAGCGAACCAGTCACCTTGTCGTAACCACAGAACTCGCCTTCATAGACGGTGCCATTGTTGATGGTCTTATACTTATTGGTACGAAGGGCAAGATTGACATATCCCTTTGTTCCGATGATAAGGGTTGGTGTAGGGACGAGCTGACCGGTTGCCTTATCTTTGTTCTTGAAGACCACGATGTATGCCTGCCCCAACTGCTTGTTGATAGGCAATCGCAATCCTGCTGCCTTTACTGCCTCTCCCATGAGCGCATTAGGGTCGCACTGCATCAACTGAGGATCGGAAGTGAACAACTCCATCAAACTTGTGGTGAATGCACCCTTATTCTCCTTCATTGTGTTCTGCAACAGGCTTTGGTAATAACTATTGTTCATTACCGCCTGGAAATTCTTAACCGCCAACGCTTTCTGCGATAGCTGCTTTGCTACTGCTGTTTCTGCCATGATTATATGCTATAAAATTTAATCTTCTTTAGAAAATGAAATATCAATTCTACTAGTCCAACTTTTCTCAAAAGTTCCAATAAGCCCATCAACAACTGCCTTAGCGATTGCATTAGAACCTGCTTTTGATGTAATTTGCTTTCTAACAGTGTCTCTGATAGCATCAGCAGATTTTTCTATCTGCTTTTTCACTTCGTCCTCAACGAGTTCTTTAATGCGTCTGTTTAGGTTTACTTCTATCCAAGTGTACTTGTTATCACTAGAATATGTAGAAATATTACCACTACTATCAACTTTGGTCGTGAGAATAGCATTAACCATATTGGTAACAACACTTTCCCAACCATTGAGTGCCGAAAGCACATTAGCTTGTATCGTCTTTTCGATAATAGGCTTAATCATATCAGCAGATAGATTAAGCGACATTAAATTATTTTCTGCCATGATTTATATTTTTGATAAATTCTACTTCATTTACTCCATAACCGTAGGGGCAGGATATTCAAACTTCAACTCATCATCAGTGGTTACTACCATTCTGATCTGCTGACCGCCACGGCAAATTGGGTGGTTCACGCTCTCGCACTCATCGAGCAGCATTGGCACCTCAATCTCGTTGTACTTTGCGAAGGTGTAGGCGATGTCGATTCCTGCATTCACCTTTGCAGCCGTGTTGAGTCGGCGGTAAGGTACACCATTATGATAACACTCGCATGTGGCTTCACGCTCGCCTTTGAGATTGGTCTTGAACATGGACCACTTTACGAAACTGAAATGCTCGTTTACTCGGTCTTCGAGCAACTGGCATGCCTTCTGATTGTACTCGCTTGCGATGTCTAGCTTCTCATCAAGTTCATCGAGCTGAGTCTGATAGTTCACCTTATCCTCGTTTATCTCTGTGATGCGAGCGGTGATGCGGTCGAAGCTCTCCTTTGTGCCAAGGGATTCAAGCACCTCGTTGTATCGGATTCCGATAGGCTCACGCTCCTTTTCGAGTTCAGCGAGCATCTTGGCGGTCTCCTCAGAACTGGTCTCGGATGGCTTGTCGAGTTCAGCCTGCAAGTCGGCAAGTTCCTTCACTACCTGCTGATACTCTTCCTTCTCGGCAAGAATCTGCTCGTAGGTCTTCGGCTTGTCGGCATCAACCTCCAGTTTCTTGAACTCGGCTTCCTTCAACTGCTTCTGTGCTGCCGTCATGTTGTTCATGTTGTCCTGCATGTACTTGTCGGCATCTTCAAGAATCTTCTTCAAGTTGGTATAGGTTTCCTGCAACTTGTCGAAGTCTTCATCAAGCTTCTTCAATGTGTTAGCCTTGCGGTTGTTGAAGTTCTGTTCAGACTCCTTCTTGATGCGTTCAACGTCTTCTGCCGGAAGCGGCTGACCACAATGAGGGCAGATTCCATCCTCGGCATTCCACTCCCAAGTGCTGGCATTCGCTTCATCAGTCTTCTGATTGATTTCGTTTGCATGCTTCTCGCACTCCTCCTTCTGCTTCCCGGCATGAATCTTGGTATCGTTGAGACCTTTCATTTCTGCCTTCAAATCATCTACAAGACGCTGGGCACTGGCTACGGCTGCATTGGAGGTAAGAATATCACTCTGATGTTTGGTTGCAATCTCGGTGGAGAGATTCAATGCACCCTGCTCCATGTTCATCTTGCGCTTGTTAGCGAAGTCTATCTTCTTGCGGATGGCATCAAGGCGCACCTTGTCGGCACCGCCAGTGCGAATCTCCTGAATCTTGTTGGCATACTCCACAAGCTTTTCGTTGAGCTGAGCCTTCTCGGTGGATAGGGCTTCCCAATCCTGCGCTTCGGGCAGAGACTTGTTCAACTCTTCAAGGCGGATAGGCACGGCATCAAGCTGTTCCTGCACCTCCTTGCGCTTGTACTTGATGTGGTGAACGTACTTATCAATGTCCTGCTTTCTGAGTGCTTCGACCACGAAATCAAACTTCTCGTCACCCTGCGTAATATCATCGGTGGTGATATTACCGACAAGTGCCTGCAACTTGTTGCGCTGCTCCTGCCAAGGGCGGCAAACGAAATCTCGGGTTGACGAGCAGAGACGGAAAACATCTTCGGGGCAGATGGAATCCACCACGTTCTTGAAATCGCCTGCGGTGAAAATCTCACCGTCAACGTAGTACTTGAAGGTGTTTCTGCATTCTTCGCCCTTCCATGAGTCGGTAAGTGAACGCTTCAATACGATCTCATCGCCATCTACAGAAAGGGTAAGCTCCACCTCATGAGGAATCTCCTTGATAATGTTGTGGTCTTTGTCGAACGTCTTGATGTCGAGCGAATTGCCGTTGATGTCCTTGCCGAATAGGGTGTAGAGGATGGCATTTGCGATGGTGCTCTTGCCAAGTCCGTTCTTCCCCTTGACGATGGTGAGTCCATCACCAAACTCGTACTCAGCATTGCGAATGCCGCAAAAATTGAGAAGTCTAAGCTTCTTGAACTGAATCTGTTTCATCTGTATTCTCGTTATTTTGTTCTTGCTTGTCTTTACCTCTTAACTCCTTGTCGTATGCTTCAAAAGCGCATGCGGCTGCGTAGGTGAACGCATTGCTATGGCGCATGGCATGAAGGAGAAGCTGCTGCAGGTCTGCATCTGATGCGTGGATGAAGGAGAAGCCTTGCTTTGTGTTGGCATCACCCATGAGGATGATGCAGCGGAAATGCTTACCTTGCCCTCCTGCCTTGTCAACCTCCTCAGTAACCTTTCTGATTTGGTTGAGATAATTCTTTCTGATATTCTTTTTACTCATGATTTTTAAAAACCTGCCCACTCCCGGTAGCTACCCCAGGAAATGGGCAGTAAAAAAATGAAAACATTTAAATAGCCGTAACCTTATCTGTTGAGCCTAGACCTTCTCTTGTGCCATTGACCGGTCCGTCAACCAGATTGATGCTTGGTACGTATGTGAAGGCTCCTTGACAAATGCGGTCTCCTACATGGATGAAGAAGCGGAAACCGAGTGCTCGCAAGATGCGATTCTTCCATTTCCATCTACCCGACTTGACGATGGCATGAACCTCTTCGCCATAGTCTGAATCAATCAGACCGAGAATCACATCAAGATTCTCTCTTACATTACCTAAATACCCCAACCTCATCCAATTAGGGTACCAAACATGAATCACCATACCCTTGCCCGACATGCCGCTACGTGGCTGAATCAGAAGCTTCATGTTGGCTGGCAACTGGATTCTGAATCCGAGCGGAACATAAAAACGCTTGTTTGGTGATACCTCAACCTCAGTTCCTACTTTGAGGTCGTAAGCGGCATCGTTCTCATGCGCCTTTTCAGGGAAGCAGTGTAAACTTGCATCTACGTTAATCTTACTCATTATATTATATTTATTGATTTATCTCTCGATTAATGGCAATACGTTATGCTTCTTCAACTCCTCGTACAGAAAGAGTCTTCCCTTCTGAGTCCACTTGGTGTGCATAATAGAGCCAGACGAACCATCTTTGTGTTCAATGGGGATGGTGTCTGACTGAACATAGCCACTGGGAAGGTATTTTGCATAAAGAATCCACTGACCGCCAACCTTATGCTGAATGCCGAAGTTTCTGAGAAGAATATTGAATGCCTTTGCAGATTGTCCGTAGTCTTGTGCTATCTGAGTAGTAGTTACGGTCTCCTTGCTGGCAAGAATCTTATCAACATAGGTAACCTTTGGCTGCATGGTGGCGATTGTTCCACTTAACTCAACAATTTCTTTTGAACTTGCTGCAAGTTGTCTTTCCTGTTCTTCAAGTTTCTCTGCTTGGTCTGCTGCGAGTCTCAAAGCTTCAGCGAATGTTGTGGGAACTTTGACGAGGGATGCCTCTTTGGCTTCTAGCTCTTCCCAGCGATTGATAATCTTAGCTCTCAATATCACATCATATCCACTTGCCAAAAGGAGACACGCCTTTTTATTTAAGACATACATACCTCTTTCTTCTCCCTTAGCGTCCTTGTAAGTAGAACTCTCGATAAGATAACTTGATGTGTTTTGTTTACCAAAACACCAGTCTAAAATCGCACCCTGGGTTTTATCCGACAAATGCTTATACTGAGTTCTATCACCACGATGGTAGTCTTCACTGCAATCAACCAATCCTGATGTGGATTCGTTGATTTTATCTATAAGGGTTCTGATGTCACGCATTACATGTGCATGCTGCTTACCCGTTACCTCAGCTATTTCTAGCGAGGTCATTGTTTCTTTCTTGATGATTTCATTTCCATTCGTCATAGTTCTTTTCTATTTTAAGTCGTTCAACTTCCTTCTTATAGAACTCTATAAGCTCTTGCAGCTCGAACAAAGACCAGTTCTTGGCTTGACGATGTTTCCATTCTAGCAGTTCCATCTTCTTTGAGCCAAGTTTCTTTTCTAGATACTTACCCAAGTATATCAGATGAGAGCTATTGAATCTGTTATCATATTGACATTCGATTGTCACGTTGTCCGGATCAAATCTCGTTGCCATGTGAATACGTCCCCAATAGTGGCTTGCGTCGCCTTTAGAGAAAGGTAAGATACGCCTGCAAGTTGGGCACTGAAACACACCTTCATCGTTTACATCACGAAGTCGGATATAGAGCGAAAACCACCTATCGAGCTTCTTGATGAGTGCTGGCTTACTGAGTCCAGCCTTCGCCTTTTTCTTCTCCTGTTCCTTCTTTGCCTTATCCCATGGAGTTCTCTTGATTGGAGTTCTCTTTAGGGGTTTATATCTCTTCATTATAAAGTTTCGTATTTAAAGTTTCGTACTCGCCTTCCTCTCTACCCATATCTGCTGCCAGATTCTTGATTCGGGAGTTCAGCATATTTATCTTGCGTATTTTTCGCTCGAATATCTCAAGGGGACACCAAGCGTTACGCTCTAATTGTCTGTATATATCGTTCACTCGCTCTTGGTACGACCGAGTTGAGAATAATCTAAGCATACGCTAATTGTTTTTGAAGTTTAAGATAACCCTGCCTATCCTCACGGACGAGCAGGGCTTTGCTCGTTATATTTTAATGCACTATTCTTATGCACAAACTATTGCCGCTGCAATAGATAAAACTATGAAAAATAATCGTAAGCGATTTATTTGTCCACCATCTAGGAGTCGAACCTATCTTCCCGATTTGATAAGAATAGTTAAGGATTTACACATCTGTTTCCTTTCGGGCGTGCTTCCGTTACACCATAGGCGGATGAAGCGGCATCGTGCGCTACCACGAATTTGAGAGCCATGCTCACCGCTTTTGGGATGCAGCATTATTGCAATTATGGCTAATCACATCCAACTGTCTTTAATACAAAAAAGTGCGCCTGCACCCCTATGTAATAGAACAAATATTCTCGGCTTTACTTTTCCAATATGTCAAAGAGCTTATGCCTTCTTTGGTGGCAATGACCTTGTTGCGGTTGCTATATATATAATAATGTGAAGAAATGAAAGGTGTTGGTAGGATAGCAGCCAACGCTATCTCCTTATGGTTTGTGGCGATGATTTTCGAACGATCTACAATAGTAGAAATTATTCGCCAAGTGACTTTACCGCACTTTTTGCACCATTTCACGACATTCATATCACCTTTGAAAATAACAATATTCCACAACGAATGAGGCACCCAGTGGACTCGAACCACCGACCTCTGCAAGCATCCTTGCAGCACTCTGCCAACTGAGCTAAGATGCCATGTACACTCCTATCCTCACGAACCGGAGTACCGAGAAAATCAACTCAAATCTATTCTAACTAACCTCTAAAAACATAATCTAAGAACAAGAATCTAACTTCTTTCTAGGAACCTTCACCCTACTCACGCAGGGTGAAGGCTGAACGCTTATAACAATTTATATCTAAAAGCCAAACGGCTTATAACTTATCTTCCACAAGTTCAGGGAACTTCTTCACGAGGATGCCACCATACTTGTTGCATGCGACATTTCGTATATCTACTGCCAAATCGCTATTAGTTCTAAATGTTATTGCATTGTAAACTGCCGCATTGCAGCAGCCGACCGACTTAGCGATTTTACCGATTTTTGATTTTCTTATCAAAATTTTCGGTTTAAATATTACTTTATCCATACTTTTTTATTATCTTTGCACACGTAAAACATTAAATGATGGAGAAACGTATAAACGTTGTCCGAATCACTGGTGCAAAGATACGTCTTTTTGGAGAAATATCCAAGGATATGCACATTTATTTATATTTACTTAAAGAATATTTAAACATTTAAACATTAATACATTATGAAGGATATTGTTGAAAGAGTAAATGAGCTTAGGAACTATAACAATCTGAGTGGCAGGGCTTTTGCAGCCAAGATAGGGATGAAATACACTACGGTTAACAACTATCTCAACGGCACAAAAGACCCTACTCTAGACTTTATCATGCACATAAAATCCACGTTTATGGATGTTTCGTATGACTGGCTGCTGAATGGTGTAGGTTCGATGTTCAAGGAAGATAAGCCAACCGATGAGGCTTTGCTTAAGGAATTGGCAGAAATGAAGGTCAAGCTGCTCGTACAAGAAGGCATCACGAAGGAGTTGCGTGATATGCTCCTGGAGAAGAACAACGGCAAGATTGCCGAAGAGCGCAAGAGTCTTGTAGGGTGATACCTATAGACACGAAAAAAACAGGGCACTAGGTCCTGCTTTTTTGTTACCACATTATCATTCTGTTACTTTGCATCCACATATAGGAAAGTTGTCTCTTATATTCTTTTATGCAAGCTAAACGTGCCTTTGCTTTCCATTTGGTGGTCTTTCCTACTATTGCAAACTCAATCCTTTCGTTATAGATGAACGTATGACCAAAGGCAGTTTCCTTCTCTTCTGTCAATGGGAATATACGTCTCTCTATACCATGCCTAAGAGCCTTCTTTAGCTTGCGAGGAATGCGAGCCTTAAAGAATCTAAAGAATCTTCTTTTCATACCTACCTCGCTTTCTTCTTGACTTTGTGTATATAGTTAGAGTGAGATACATACTTGTATCAAGGCTATGCCAAATGTAAATACGAAATCTATTTGACTGACGTATAGTTTCGAGCCTTTTGGGGAATCGAACATCATGCCATCCTCTTTTCATGAAGGACTTCCACCACTTCTTGTATTTTCTAATACTAGTCATACGCTATACTTCTTTCTAGTATATTCAATATCCTTGTAAGATACTCGCACCTTACTCCAAGTCACCTCATCCAACTCATTGAAATCAGCATCCTCGGGCGTATCTTCTCCTATGATCAAGAAGATACTATCGGGAACATTGGTCATTTCGTTCTCACCATCAAACTCTCGGATAGTAGTATCTAGAAGGTCGTAGAGGTCTTGTGCTTGCCCCTCGAAAAGAATCTTCTTAGTATCACCCTTCCAATTTTTGAGTTTCTTTCTAGCATCCTTCAATGCTTCGTAAGTCTCTTGTGTAATCATATCACTTAAATTTAATGATAAAAAACTCAGTATCAAGCCACTTGTCGGGGTATAAGCCTTTCTTAGGCTTGCCGATGGTGATACTTTCAATCTCCTTTTCGATACGTGGACTATCCTTGCGGTAGCCGTTGATAAAAAGGACATGGGTAAACGGAACAGTTTTATAGTATGGGCTATTAAAGCAATACTTAGCCATTTCTGGACTTATGCTATCCCATTTCTCGGACAAATCCTTGTCTAGTTTACTGAATGGCTCTTCAAGTTCTGAGCGAACTAAAAGAAGTCGTTTTGCCCAATAACCTTTAATAATACGATACTCTTCCTTCTTTTCGCCAGCCACAATCATGTCGAACCATTCTTTGCTGATGGTGAGGGGCAGAACCTTCTTCTTTGCATCGGAGACATACTTATCCATTGCCTTTGTCAGTCTGTCCATGTTCCACCCTCCTTTTTGGTTGCATACCCAATAATCTCATCAGCTAACTTTATTGCTACTTTTGGCTTGAAGAAGCGAATCTTAGTCAACTCATCACGCAAGTCTGTTGCCGTGGCAGCAATTTTTGGTAGCTTGTTGAGAATGCGGAGTTTCTCTGCTTCAAAGTTACCGATCATGCGTGCGTACTTCTCTTCCAAGTCCTTCTCCTTCTTTTCGTACGTCTTTTTGAGGTCAGCCTTCATTCCGTTGTACTTGCCGTCAAGCTTATTTTTCTCATCAGCATAAGCTCGTCTTTCGCAATCTCTGTCGTAGATACTACGCTTTACCTCATCCTGCATAGCCTGCTCAACCTTAAAACGGACATCCTCGAAGTTAACATAAGACTCAGAAGACTTGATGGTGCGTCTGTTCTCATCAAACCCATCATTTTCTTGTGGCAGATTGTGCATTTCATCAAAGAAACTTCTTCTACGTAAGGTTCGTTCTACAACAACCGTCTCCTTACGAAGAATCACCTTTGCACCCTGCTTCAAGGAATCATTCAGCTTCTTCAACTCCTTGACCTGCTCTTCCAATTCTGAGTTACGCTTGCGTATTGCATCGTACTCACTCAAATCTACGTTTACTACTGCCATAATACTATTACTTTAATTGTTCACATGCTTTCTTTTCCCACTCAGTGAAGGAAAGAATCTCCTTTCCCTTACCGAACACTCTCATGTGTCGCTTGTAGCTGTTGTATGCCGCAAGCTTTACTTCTTCCATTTCTGTCATACGTCCTACTTTTTAAATAACTTGTTGTCTGAAAGTCTAAAACCTCTTCTATGCAACTCATTAATCAGAGTTCCAGAGTCAGCATAGTTAATATGCTCGTTCACAAACTTCTCCATATTGCTGAAGGATTTGCCCGAAGTAGAGTCCGTAATGGTGAACTTTCTTAGCTCGTCTTCCATATCCACAAGGGATAATCTAATCTCATCATACGTGTTCTTTTGGATTTTACCCTCCATGCACAAGACTTTTATGATGATAATAATCTTGTCTATCTGTTTGAATACCTTATCCATACGCTAATCCTCCTTCTCTTTATGCAGTGCTGCAGAACGCCCCTCTAGGGCATTGTAGTCCTGCTCGCTAATCTCAGTCACATTCTCGATGATGATGGTGGCAGGAATAATTTCCGTGCCCTTGAAGTGATTCTCTACAGACTTGATTGTCTTATAGATTGGATAGAACTTCAATTCATCCTCATCCTCAGTTCCCTTGATGCAAGAGTGTACTGAGGTCTGCAATCTTGTGCCGTCCTTGCGCATGACAGACACCACTACATAATAAAATCTTTTCTTTTCCATTGCTATATATTTTTAAAATAAAAACTTTATTCTTTTCTTCCAAGTATCAAGCGTGGTTGGAAATTTCGGCTTTGTCTTGTTGTAATGTCTGTAGCGGAATATCTTCCAATACGCATTGATGTAGTTCCGGCATGGCTTGCCAGTCTCAACACAACTGAAATCGCATAGCTTCTCACGCTTCTTGCCATACATGCATATAAACACGTAGCAGGATTCATGGCAAGCACCTTTCTTGCGAACTTCTCTTTTTCTAACCATAAGAATATATTTAAAAGCCCCCTCCGAAGAGAGGGCAATTCGTTATAATTGTATTTTTTGATTAAGCAAATTGCTCTTTGGAAACATCTTTGCTCTTTCTCTGTCGGCTACAGAAATCGCTTCTTCCAAAGTATCGTATGACTTAAAAGAAACACCATTTATTCTAACTCTATATCGTTTACCTTCAATGGTCACATTTCTGTGCTTCGTTTTAGAAGCTAGAGCGGTAGAAATATTCTGAGCATTTTCTTTTCGAGTAACCTCTCTAAGATTACACTTTCTATTATTGAGAGTATTATGGTCTATGTGATCTACAACATTGCTTGGATTTGTCTTTTAAAAAACAACATTATGTAACCACACTTGTTTGCGCTCCAACAATTTTTGCACTTTGGTCTTCACACCATCAATATGTCCACTACGATTGACCGCAAGATTCCAAGTTCCCTTTATAGAGGAAACAATATCTAAATCTTGCTTATCAATATAGCAAAATATCTCGTTACCTTTGTATCGAATAACCAAGGCTATAGTTTCTCCATCTATTTCTATCGCTCTATTCTTCATTCTACTTTAGCTTGCTAATATCCAAAAATGTACTACTATTACCACTAGTTATAACTTGTGGAATTTCACCATTCCACTTCTCAATCCACATCTTCTGCAAGATAGCAGGAGTAAGAGAAGCAGTCTTCAATTCATTCGCTTCACGCTCAGCCTTTGCCTGCACAAGCATCTTCTCTGCTTCCGCTTTCTTCACGGCAACCTCGTTGAGAGCACGCTGCGCTTCCTGAATGGCTTTGTTCTTCTGATTGACTGCTTCAACTATAGAGCTTGGATATTTCAAACCGGAAGTAAGCTGCTCTAGATGGAAATGTTCCTTGGCAAGAGCCTTGCTTAGTTGAGCTTCGATAGCTTTCTCAACCAAATCACGATTGCTCACGATTTGGTCGGTTGTGTATTTGTTCAGCTGAATACGGAAAGCATCCTTCACGTAGTTGAACAAAGTACCATTCACAATATCGTTCAGCCCCTTGCGGTACTTCTTGAAAACTCTCGGAGCATTGCCGTCCACCATTTTGAGTGACACGGTAGGATCCACGGTGAACTCCGAGCCATCCTTGGCGTTGATGGTGAATGCAGGATAGTCGATAGTCTGAACATAGGTAGGGTACTCGTACACTTCCTCAGTGAAAGGATTGTACCATACACGACCAGTAACAAGACTCACATCATCTACTCCCTTGTCGGAACCATAGAGGTTCACCAAGATACCCTCTGAGCCTGCATCTACACGCTCGCTACAAGAGGTTGTTGAAAACAACGCTGCACCAAGCAGCATAAACCAACACAAATGATTAATCTTTCTTTTCATTCTCTTTCTTATTTTTGAATGTTAAACAATTTGTCGCAACTGAAATCAATATCCAAAGGTTAATGCCGAGAACACCCATAATGTTCACTATCGTATTAGCCTTGTTAACTGCTTCAAAGCAAGCATCTATCACAAGAAACGTCATGAGCACCCAACTCACAAACGCTACAACCTTCCACTTGATTTTCTTCATAAGCCTATTATTTATCTCATATCTCGCTCAGCTTCGATATGATTACGCAAAGAGCGATTATAATGAATATCTTGAACATAACTATACTTTTCAATCAATGTCTCTTTGTCTTTTCAATGTTGTACTGGTCGCAAATATCACAATATGCACCATACGCCAACTGGTCAGCCAATTCGTTGTACTTGTTTCCATCATGACCTTTAACCCAGTGAAAACGAACACCAGCCACATGAGCAGCGCATTTCTTGAACAACTCATACAAATCGGGATTCTTCTTTGGTTTGTATGATTTAGAGAGGACCAAAATGCAATACTGGCTATCTGTATAAATATCCACGTAAGCACCATCTTGGCAAGCGTTGACTGCACTTATTATTGCAAGCAGCTCCATTCTGTTGTTGGAAGTGTTTAACTGCCCATGGTTTTTAATTTTGGCGATTTCGCCATCTTTAAGAATAACGTAGGCTGCTCCTCCTGCTTTAGTTTGAGAATAGTTGTCGCAAGAGCCATCAGTATAGGCAATATAATGCAAACCATTATCAGGAAATTCCTCCTCAATCTCATTGATGATGGTCTTTTCGTGCTTAGGAACGATTTTAGGCATCTTCTCTAATAGATGCGGTTTTCTTCCTAGCTTAACCAACAACACACCATTGTATGCGGAAACAAGGGAATGCCAATGGTTTGGAGCTTCGCCATTTTTCTTTCTCCAACCAACTTTTGTGGCTAAATTCCAAATGGCATCCGCCCAATCTTTATCATCAAGCTTCATCTTGGAGGTCACGTACTCATCAAACTCTTTACGCGTAGGTACGTACACGCTAGGTTGTTTATTATTTTTTTTATTCATAACGATATATAATTAAATTATAATTTTTATTCCGCTAGGCTTAAAACAGGAACTGGTTGCACGTTAGCTGAGGAAAGTAAAATCCCCCTTACCCACAAATATTTCATTGTGGCGGAGGATTCTCCAGGTGGACACCGTATATTCGCCCCTTCCATCGACCTATCACAAGCTATACGTGAATCGGTTTCGCAGCTTTCAGAACTATAGCGTTCCGTCCTTCTCGTGCCTTCTGCGATTAATCCTGCACTTCGCCATGAGTCTTCCTTGCGAGATTTATAGTCTTAGTGGCTCGGAAGGTATTTAGCCCATAGTCTGCCACTTCGACTTGTCGTTTCAAAATTGGGGAATACAAAAACTCCCCAAAGTTGTGTTACGACCAACTAAGGGGAGTGCTATATATCGTTACCTATTGAACTTAGGCTGCAATAAATCTTATGCCTTCTTGTGTTAATCGTAACTTAACGAGTGCAAAAGTACACAATCGTGTGCAAATATCCAAGTATTTATACACTCTTTAACCAAGAAAAAGCCTAAAAAGTTTATAACTAATTGTATCTCAGTTGTTTAAATAGCTTTCCCTATTTTTAAAGCGTATAAATATTAAAAATAAGTCATAAAAAGTTTGTGATATAAAAAAGTTATCACTATCTTTGCAGTATTAAAATAAGTAGCTGATGTACAATCTGTTAGATAATTTTGTTTGTGACCCCATGCGAGTCACAGTCTCAGAAAAAGGACTTTCCGTAACAGAAAGTCCTTTTTTCGTTTCTATCTATTTCTTATTGCGCATTTACAAAATCCTACTTCCGGTTCTACAGATTTCCCTTTATATACCCCAAAAAGTTCTATCCGCCAATGGCGGATACAAATACGGCACTGGCGGATAG